CTATCCTTTTTTAAATCCAGGCTTGCCGTTTTTGGCTCGCCATTCTTTAATTTCTTTAACGGCACCTTCCGGCCCTTCTTTACCTTTTTCCGGGTAATACAACAAATCAGAACCAGATGGATGTTCAGACAGTCTCTCAAACTCCAGCACTGCTTCAATATGAGCATCTTCTGAAGAATAAGTGTCATTATAAATCCCCTTTACAAACTCAAGGAATTCTTTTTCTGTATAATCAGATAGGCTCTTATTAGCCATTTCGGTTACTCCCCTTATTTGAATGGATCTCTATATGTCGTTTTGGAGTTACAACACCTAAATTATCTGCGTCATAGACCGCCCCGTTTTCATTTATCGGCTTTATATGGTGTAGCTCCATCTTCACCCTTTTCCCTATACGTTCAGTTTTTCTAACATATGCGGCTCGCCCGTTTTTCATAGTAGCTATACTACCGGGATCAAATTGCTTACTTAGCTCAGGATCTTTACTTACCTCAGTCCAGAACGCCCTGCGAAAGGAACCAAAGTTCGCAAACTCACGCCCACGCAGCTTATCAGCAATCTGGCTGGGGATCGGTGCGCCGAGTTCCTGTCCGGCAATATTCAGCCAGCCTTCACCCACTTTTTCACCCTTGCCGCTGGCTTTACCTGGTAAATCACGAGGACTACTGAGCATGACGTAAATCGGCTCAACGCCCGTCCCGGTCGCGTCCGGCTGCCAGTAGATGAAGTCTTGCAGTGGCGGAATGTCGCCCGCCGGGAACGTCGTGGTGACGATGCTGTCCGCCTGCTTCACCTCCGTGCCGGTATGCACCGGCGTCATCGGCACCGGCGCGTCGTTTCCGGTGTGCCACGTCGCATTCGGCCCCACCGGGACCGGGTTCACCAGAATGGTCCTCGCCGGCGCTCCCCCTACTGCCGGTACCGTAATTCTATCCAGGCCTGTAGCCTTGTCACGCACCGCGTTCAGCACCGGCACCGTGGGCGAAATCCCGCCCGTCCCGGTTCTGACCAGATTCACCGACTGCCGGCCATTGCCGTCGCCGGATATGTAGCCGCGCACCGGCAGGTCCGCGGTCTTCATCCCCGGCGTAATCTCCGTCTTCATCGCCGTGTACAGGCTGGCCTGGGCGGCGAGCATGTCGATATCGCGGTCGGGAACCCTGTCGCTGCCCTCACCGGCAGACGGAATATGGAAAATTGAGAAAATGGTCGCAGCGATAACCGCCCCCTGAGGGGTGGCGGTAGCTATTCGGGACAACTCTGTCACGCCGCGCCAGATGGCACCGGCTTCGCCTCCCGCAACGCCGGGACTGAAGGGCAGCGTTCCCGCCCCCGAGAACTGTATCATCCCCGGTGCCCGGCCCAGCGCCATCGCGCCTTCCCCGGACAGCGCCGCGTTAGCCGCCCTCACCATTTCCGGGGTGTAGGACGGCGCGTTCAGGATACCGACGCTGGCAAACAGGGCCTTACGGGCGGCTTCACCTTTAGCCACATCAGCGGCCTTCCGGGCCTCCTCCGCCTTCCGAGCCTCCTCCGCCTTCCGGGCCTCCTCCGCCTTCCGGGCCTCCTCCGCCTTCCGGGCTTCCTCCGCCTTTCTGGCTTCTTCCGCCTTACGGGTCTCCTCTGCCTTTCTGGCCTCTTCGGCCTTACGGGCTTCCTCTGCCTTTCTGGCCTCTTCGGCCTTACGGGTTTCCTCAGCCCGTCGGGCCTCTTCTCTTCTTGCTCTGTCAGGCGCGGTTGCGTCCATGAAAGCAGAAATAAATTTCTGCATATCCTTATATTTAAGCTTTGGACCTTTCCAGTTGTTGTACTCAACGGTCATTTGTTTAATATCACCATTGGGTACTGTAACCTCTATTGTCTGATTTTTCCCTGTATGCAGGGTATATGAACCCGTACCATTTTCGGAATTATCATCAATGGATGTCGCCAGCATTGTCTGCCCTGGATTTGATGACGTGTAACTGCCGGGTTTTCCGGGAACTGGCGTGAGTAACGCCCCCTGAATTTGTCCTCCTTCTCCTTTTCCACTGCCGCCCTTTCCACCATTGCTGCCAGGCTTGCCTTTATCCTCTGACCAGCCCTCAAGATTTATATGTACCTGTCCGTCCGGACCGATAGTAGTTGATGGCCCGGTAAAATGGCCCGCCCCTGACTGACTGCCTGAGCCGCTATTTCCGGAGGACCCGGAATGATCTTCGGAGCCTGAGTTCCCCATCCCCGGGTTCCTTCCTCCGCCGAATGCGCTGTCGTGGGCATTATCGCCGCCGTTACCGCTCATACCTCTGCCCTCCCTGAATCACTGCCGGTAGAATCTGACTGAGGCGCATCCGGCCAGCCCACATTCTGAGGATACCCAGGCTGCGCTGGGACCTGCGACACCCTGACCCGGTACGTTTTCCAGGCCTTAACGGCCGTCCGGATGGCATCCTGTCCCGCCAGGGCGTCGTCCCCGACCATCCCGAGGTCCACCGCGTCCTCCAGGGTCTCCTGCCGCACGCCCAGGGCGCTCAGCACCGCCGTGGCCTCCCGGATGCGCAGGGCCATCTCCGCCTGCACCGCTTTCGCCGTCGCGGCCGGCGGCGGAGCCACCTCCCCGTACTCTCCGGCCTTCGCGTCGGCAAACAGCTGCCGGCCATGCGCCTCGCCGTCGTCCGGGGAGGCGGTAAACGGGATGTACGTTCCGCTTTCCCGGCACCATCCGAAAAGCACGTCCAGGGTGATGGTCCGGCGCGAGACGTCAGACCAGCGCGGATGGCGGGCATCAGTCACGTCAAACCAGCCGGACGGGATGTTTTGTGTATTCGCCATAATGAGACCTCCCTCAGCTCACGCGCACGTACAGGGTAACCTCATCCCCGTCGTAGCCCTTGCTCGCATTCACGGTGCCCAGCGCGCGCCACGACCCGTCCGGGGCTCCGCCCTGGCGTTCCCCTGCCGAGGACCAGCGGAGCTGATGACCCGGAATGATGTCGTTGGGGTTTATGTCATGCCCGGACAGGTTGTAGAACAGCCCGCAGGTGCCGACGGCGCCGGCGCCCTGATTGGCCAGCCACCACCGGATGCGGTCGTCGATGGCTCCCCGGTTGGCGGCGTTCACCGTCGGGGTATTATCGTTGTTGACGTAATCCCACGTCGCGCGGTTGTTAATATTGCTGTCCCTGGACCAGAAGGCATTATTCAGCCAGTCGTTCAGCCAGCCGTCCCATAGGGGCCCGTTAACATTACCGTCCGCCGCGAGGGTGGCATTGCCGGCGTGAAGATTATTATTGGCAAAGAAGTCACCGTCGTTGCGGAATTTAAACCAGCCGTCGGCCCCTCCGTTGGCGACGTGAAGACCCAGATAATGATTGTGGCCGGTTTCCTCATAGTGGTAAAAGTCAGCGCTGAGGTTTCCCCGCCCCTGAAACCACACGCCGTTAGTTTTGTAGTCCCCGACATCATTCACTTTGCGGTTACCGGCGAGGGTAATCCAGCCCTCAGGATTGAGCTTGGTAAGCTGGCCAACTTCAAGCTCGGCATTTTTCTTCAGACGGACTTCGTTCCACTGCCCCCGCCGGTCCCGGTAAGAGATCAGTCCATACTCCTGATTATCCTGACTGATTCTGGCGCCCATCAGCACTTTGACAGTGGTATTGCCGGTTGTGAACGCCGTGGAGATTTCCGGGGAGTTATATTCCTGGCCCCTAATCAGCGGGTCAGGCCCGGTGGTCTGCGCGGTGATGCCGGCGTTGTGAGAGACGAAGGTCCCGCCGGAAATGTCCACCCCGTTGCGCAGGGAGACCCGGCCGGTTCTGAGGTTAAAGGAGAAGGGCCGCAGCGTGTTCCACTCCCCGTCCTGGGCCTGACCGTCTTTTGTGGTGAGCATGTAAAAATCACTGTCATCCTTGCGCAGGATAACCCCGGTATTGCCGCCCGCAAGGCGGAATGCATTGCCGGATTTAGAGACCACCTCCCCGTCGCCGATCACCCGCTTACGCAGGGTGGTGAGGGACTTCATCTCCTGAATGTCATCGTTAATACCACCTGTAACTTGGGCATTTTTCTTCTCATCGGCCATCGTGATTTCCTTTTTTATCAGCGTTAAGCTCCTGAACGGAGCGGATGAGTACTGGATATATATCCAGCAAAACAACTGTATGCCTATCCAGTATCAGTGTCAACCGATGAGATTAGCTATCACTTACACTATTTTATCGTGCAACTTTCAGGCAGCGTAAACGGATACACATAAGGGGCCAGCTGCAGTTTCAGACTGGCGGTTTGCATGCTCTACACCGCCGACTCCTCCAGCCACCCAATGTCCGGTGCGTTATTCATATCAATATCCGTCACCGCGTCGATATAGTCAGCGGCATTGCGCGTGGGCATGTTGTCGTTATTAACGTAGTCCTACGTCGCGCGGTTATTAATATTGTCAGCGCGGTTTTTGAACTGGTTATTCAGCCAGTTACTGAGATATCCACCCCAGACAGAACTGTTAACGTTGCCGTCATTCTGATAGGCCGCGCCGCCTACATAGACATTACCCGGGCAGTACAGCGTTTTATCATTGGGGTTAAACTGCCAGAGCGCCTCAAAGCTGTTATCACCCCGGACGTTGATAGCAGGGACGGCAAAGCCGTTATTATCCGTCAGCAAATAGCCAAAGCTCACCGCAGAGGGATAACCAATATTGGTGCGGTTACGCCAAATAATCCGGGCTCATACGTCATACTGGGGACGCACGGCAGCGGATTGGGTAAGCGTGGATTCAGCCATCACAGGGAAGACGCCAGGTAGAAGGCATCGGTAAAGCTGGGATACGTTCTCGACTGCACGTTCCACGATCTCAAAGCGAAGGGGATCTCAGACTACGAAGGCAGCAGCCGCGATAAGCAGCTCTTCAGCGAACATAAAACTGAGAGTCAGGTGCTGGTTTACGACCGCAAAACGAAGGTGTCTCTCACCCTCGACAGGCCATCGCTTCAGAAAAAATATCCTAAGTCAGTTCTACGAGCCCATAGCAAAAAGGGGCTACCTTTCGGTAACCCCTTCTTTTATATGGCGGAAGCGCAGAGATTCGAACTCTGGGAGGGTTTCCCCTCGCCGGTTTTCAAGACCGAAGAAATTTCTTTATTTATCATTATATTATGTATTCTGCATGGTATATTCAAAGAGTTTAAGCACCCTGAAAATCAATTAGTTACCCACTTCTTAAAGCTTACTATACCAACAATTTTAATCAGATTTTCCATCCTGAACGTTCGGGGTTGAGCGCCATCATGGGGTGTCGGGGGTCGGAGGTTCAAATCCTCTCGTGCCGACCAATTTATTATGAGAAACCAGCCACTTACGGCTGGTTTTTTTATGGGTAAAATTTGATGGGGTGAAACTGGGGAGAAATCGGGGTAAAACCATCGTCTAACGTGCCTATCTCACGATAAGCAGATCCTGCCATCGAGTGGTATAACGAGGTGAGAGCATATCCCTTTTCATTTGCCATTGCTGTTGAATACCCTGCCCCGCAAAATAGAGTGTTCCGCGTCCATCCTTCGCGTTTAGTGCGTCCAGTACTTCCATCAGCTTCTCACTACCTGCGCGAGGTGCGTTGTCGTCGAACAGGTTGAGCTGGGCAACGCTTTTACTAAAAAAATCTCCCAGCATCACTCCAGCTTTCTGGTATTTCCGGCCTTCCAGCCAAACAGCATCAAGACAGCGCGTAGCCGCACCGATGATGTCACGCGTGTCACAGGTTGGTGTGAGCAATTTTACAGATGCACTATTTCCATAATATGGCGCTCTGGTATCGAATGGGCTGGTTTTTATAAACGCTGAGACAAACCTGCAATGCTGATGCTCACCCCGCAATTTCTCAGCAGCACGGAACGCATGGCTGCAGATTGCCTGGCGCATGTCCTCATAGCCGCTGACGCGTTCACCAAACGATCTACTGCTAATGATTTCTTGTTTAGTAGGAGCGAACTCTTCAAGCTCAAGACAGGGTTCTCCATTTAATTCACGAACGGTTCGCTCCAAGACTACGTTGAAATGCTTCCTGATAACCCATGCCGGAGTGTCTGCAAGTTGCAAAACTGTATTGATGCCCATCGCCTGCAGTTTTTTTGTCAGCCGGCGACCAACTCCCCAAACTTCATCGACGCCGTAATAACCCATCAGTTTCCGCTGCTTATCAACGTTCGACAGGTCAACGACACCGCCGGTTTGAGCCTGCCATTTTTTGGCCGCGTGATTAGCTAATTTGGCGAGTGTTTTTGTCTGGGCAATCCCAACCCCGACAGTTAGATGGGTTCGCTGCAGAACGCTGGCGCGAATCTCCAGCCCAAACTCTGTTAAATCGCGGCAATTCCTTACTCCGGTTAAATCGCAAAACGCCTCATCAATGCTGTAAATCTCTACGCGTGGGCTCATCTCCTCCAGCGTCGTCATAACTCTATCGCTCATATCAGCGTACAGTTCATAGTTGCTGCTGAATGCGATGATGCCGTGGCGCTGGAACTGCTCGCGCTGTTTGAAATACGGCTCGCCCATTGTCACTAATTTTTTCGCCTCTGCACTCCTGGCAATAACACAGCCGTCGTTATTGCTGAGAACGACAACAGGCCGTCCTTTAAGGTCAGGCCTGAACGCTGTTTCGCACGACGCATAGAACGAGTTAACATCAACGAGCGCGAACATCACCCTGCAGCCTTGACGATGTATGTAACTACGCCAAAAATCTCCAGATTATCCTCTGCACCAATCAGGATAGGGCGATACGCCGTATTTTCTGCTTTGAGCATCACTGCAGGATGTAGCTGCAGCCGTTTAACGGTAAATTCACCATCAACGGCGGCAATTACAATGTCTCCATGCTCCGCCGTTCGAGCGCTATCGACGACCAGAAGATCCCCCTCGCCTATCCCCGCATCGCGCATCGAGTCTCCCGACGCTTTAACAAAATATGTTGCGCTTGGGTGCCTGATCATAAGCTCGTTGAGGTCTAATCTCTGCTCTACGTAGTCCTGCGCGGGCGACGGAAACCCGCACTGCACAAGGTCTGAGAAGAGGGGGATCGCCCAAACGGGGCGCAAATCTGCTGGTTTAATGAACTGCATATCAACTACCGCATAGACACTGAATGCATATACAGTAGTTTTATTGTTCTCAAAGATCAATATCCCTTCCGTGATAAGGCCATTTGGCAGCTTCAACCTACTACCAGACTTTGTTTTTTTACCTTTGTAAATTTCTAGGCTTTTAGATCAGTGCTCTTTGACAGATAGCACCAAAGGGGCTATTATTAATCACATGAGGTAGCGGAAAGGCCGCAGCCCAAGCCCGAAAGGATGAACAAATGAGCAACGAAATGACCCAGGCAGAATTAGCGAAAGTTAACGCAGAAATTGCAAAGCTGATTGCCGAGACCTCAAAACTCAATAGGGAATCAGCCTGGTATCCGATAGTTGTGGCATCCGGCCTTATCGGCGCGGTCGCTACCATCACAACGGTACTGCTCAAATTCATTTAACAGGAAGCCCCGGAAGGGGCTTTTTGACAGGTACTCTATGCGACTCATCAATGATTACACTCCCCCGTCACCGGAAGATTTGGAAAAATTGAAGGAAAAGCTGGGCTTTACAGGAAACCAAATGGCGGATTTGGCTGGCGTGGCCAGTAACAGCCAGTGGAGAAAATACACTGGCGGCGCGGAACCACGCGCTATGTCTCCACACATCCTGTTTTTCATGGCTGCACAGCTGGCACTGGATGAGAACGAGTTGACTCGCGTGCTAACTAAAATGAAAGAGATAGGTGCATCGCTATAAGCTGCGCTTTTCAAGCTCTTCTACTCGCTTAGCCAGCACCTGAATTGCGGCCAAGGCATCCATAAGCAGGGGGTTGGAGTCCAGCACCAACTTTGCCTGTGTGATAACCTCATCACCCTGCTGATACGTCAACTCGCTCTCTTTAACATAGACCTCGTCAATGGTCCTGATTTGCTGCGCAATTACGCCACGACGAACCCGCCCCTGCTCGTCATCTTTATAGATGAACGTTACCAGCTTCATTTTGCAGATATTATCTAATGACTTTTCCCCATCTGTGGCCTTCACTTCTTTTTTATAATTAATATCTGAGGTTCCAGCCCACTGTACATACCCTCTATTACCCTGTATTTGTCCATCATTTAAGAACTGAAAGTATTGTAATTGAGCGCTATAACCCTGAACGGAAATAACAGCTTTATGATTATATCCTGCATATTCTTCAAACCAAAAGTGTGCTCCAGCAGGACCGTTAGAGTCTGCTCCTCTGGTCGGAAATCTCGATGAGTACCTTGGTGCGGCCAAAACAGAACCCGTACCTCCTGATGGGTCTTTATCATCCATTCCTAGGAAGCCCAGAGAGTCATAAGACCGTATTGTCCTTCGAGAATCAGTCCAGCCTTTAACAAATATGTTTTGTTCGAATCCAAAATTACACCCCATTACTGTAAACTGTCCTTCATCAGCGATAAGACGGTGCGTGTAATCTTTTGTTGAATTTCCACGATGAAAGTCAATGTAAGGAATGCTGCTAGTCAACTCTATTGAGTCAGCAAATATTTGCCCTTTGAATGTTACTTTTTTTTCAAATGTAGTCTCTTGATTAGTGAGAGCGCCATTTTTTATTACAGGATCTATCTGTTCTATCAATTTATTCCAGGAGCGTACAGTACCTTTTGAGCCATCCGGTTTGTTGATAGTTACATCACCAGAGCCGAATAAAAAACTTTGCTGATTTGCAAGGTCGGTATAGGTTTGGTTAAAACATTTCTGAATGCTTGTGGCTAATTCATCGCTGATTGTGGCCATAGCCTCTCCCGTCATTATTAAAGGGCCCCGCAGGGCCCTCATCTCTCTCAATACAATATCAGGATGACCATCCCCCGGAGCCTCGCGTCATGGTGGCGCAGGCCGAAATTATCTGGCAGCGTTCATCCACTCTGATTTCACAGGGAACATCCCGGTCATATACGCCACTGAGCGTTGCCTGAAAGGGCATGTAACGGGACGATGAGTTTTCAACGTTCGTCTCGATCCTGATTTTCATATGCGTAACTTCGATATTGTTAATCCAGATCCCTATCTCTACCGTTCCTCCCCCATTCCATTTAAACAACAGGCCGTTGACCGTATACGTCTTCGCCTGGGACGAGTCGCCTGAATCATGATGCACGATGCGGGACACGCCGTTATCTCTGTTATCAAAGGTAAAATCCGGGAAACGTCCCGAGTTCGAGATGTCACCGATAAAGTTCCTGGCCTCAACGGTCCCGGTAAATTTACCGTCTATGGCATTTATTGTTCCGTTAAACACCCCGGAGTCAGCGTGGACTTCCCCCCGGACTAAGACGTTGTGAAATTCACTTCCCCCGCCCTTCGCGATTCGCCACCCCTGCTGGCCTGGCACGTAGTTTGTGGACTGAATGGTGTCAGATATTTTCGCAAAGTCGATACTCGCCTCTTTAATCATGGCGCTGCGTAAATACGCGGTTGCTCCCTCCACGGCAAATGCCATCACCTGATTGCCGGCGGCACCGGGCGTATAAATACCAAAGTTATTTGCGGACACCAGGAACTGGCTCTGGCCACTGCCGTTGATGCCCAGCTGAATGCCAGCGACCACCGGCGTCCCGCCGTTCCCGGTCGCAACCTTCACGCCCCACTGCGCCCCGAGCCTGCCGTTAATATCAGCGACCGTTGATGCCGTCTGCTGCACCGTCGCCGACATGTCGCCATATTTCGAGTTCAGCGTGTTGACCTGCTCTGCCGTGGATTTCTCCAGGTCTGTAACGGTTTTATTAGTCTGCGTGATAGACGCGCTGTTATCGCCGATCATGCTGCGCATTTGATTAAACCCGTTTGCCATCGCCAGGCCATTCTGAGCTACGGTTTCATTCAGACCAGAGAGAGAAGACTCAGCGTCGTTAACGCGGGATGTAAGTTTTGATACCTCCGTTGTTGTTGACGAAATTATCCCTTCCGCGTTGGTAACGCGAGTAGTCAGCCCCTGCAGGGAGCTGGCTATCCCTATTGATGACGTGACGACAATATTTCTGATGAGGATCCTTGCGGTAGATGGCGTCGCCGAGGCAGAGGCAAACCTCAGGTACACAAACTGCCCGCTATACGAGTCCGGTATTACCAGCTTAATTTGCTTAGCCTGATACCCGGTTTTAATTCCTGACATCCAGCCTTCCTGGCGGGCAATCCACTCCTGCGGATTAAAACCAGGCGATGATACAAATCCTACGCTGTCCGAACTGGTCGCTGTAACTGCAACAGTCGATCGCATTTCAAATGACACCATCATCTGCATTCCAGCCTCTACAGGTATCGCGGTAACGTTAGCTACGCGAATTGAATCACTCCCCGTTTGCAGCGCCTTTTCTCCGCTATTGTAGGTAAATGATGACCCCGTACCAGAGTCGCGCCAGCTGTCCGCGCCGCTCGATAAATCACCGTTGACTATCTGATTGCCCAATATCAACATATTATTAAGCTGTCTGATCGCATCACCCTGAGATGTCAGCGTCCCTCCCTGCTGCGTGACCTGACTCTGCAGAGCCTGGAGCGCGCTTGAGTCAGCTTTCGCGTTAACTTTGGTTGTTAGTCCATTTAAATCAGTCTGACTAGCCTTGGTACTCAAGCTGTTTGTCAGGCTGGTAATGCTTTTACCCTGAGAAGATATCGCCCCCTCGGCATTGCTCACCCTGTTCGTCAGTGAAAAAATAGCGCCGGCGTTTGCTGATGAAAGGGCTTCAGCGGTCACGTCAATCAGGAATACATCATCGAAATACTGTTCGCCGGCAGAAAGCGAAGACATTACGCTGAGGGTAATGACCATATCCTGCGCCGGAGACCAATCCGCCGATAAATATGCCCAGGATGAAACCGAAGACATATCCGGCCTGATCCTTAACTCCTGCAAAAAGGCATCAGACTCAGTCCCTATCCTCAATTTGTTATAGGCTTCGTTATCCACTACGGCGGATCCGTTACGACGATAATAAATGCCGTATCTGTACGTTCTTCCTGATGTCACTGACAGCCTTTGCTTGAGCGCCGCCGTCCCGGATGTGGCTTTAAGTATTTTGCTGCCGCTCCTGGGATTGACGGCCTCGATAATACTGAAAGGGCCCGACGCCTCCCACTCCTGCGTATTTATTTCAAACGAGGCGTTCCTGAGCATGTTGCCCGGGGTCGCTGCCCTTGAGCCGGCATCATTTGAAATGCTGGTCAGCGTATTATTCAGGCTGGTCATTGACGCCGACTGCGACTCTAACCGCCCTTCTGCAGAGCTGACGCGGTTAGTGAGGCCGGTGATGGCGGCTCCCTGAGCCTCCGTTTTTTTAATGTCAGTCACGTCGACGACAAAAGCATCGTCAAGATAGATGTATCCCGAATTAAGGGATGCCCTGAATGACAGGGTAAGCGTGACGTCATTAGCTGGCGTATACTCCGTGCTGATACGTGACCAAACTGGTCCGGTGGTCAGGTTATTCATCGTCAGCGAAATATCTTTCACTGGACCGCTATCATTACGCAGGCTGATTTTGGTATTTCCCGGGTCGCGAATCTCCATTACTGACTCACGGCGAAGGAATCCTCCAAATTCATACGTGCGCCCTGCCTGCATAAATACGCTCTGGTCTAAAACACACGCTGAGCTGGTCACCTTCCCCGCGCGAAGAATAACTTTCCCCGAGTGCGGATTTTGCGCATTGAATATCTGCCAGGTTGTGTTGCCCCAGCCCGTAAACCCACGTTCAAAGGAGGCATTCTGCAGCATGTTACCGATGACCTGCCCCGAGGCGTCCAGGTCGTTTTGCGTCTGCGCCAGGCTATTTTCCAGCGCAGTGAGCGAGCTGCTCTGGGAGGTAATAGTGCTCCCCTGCTGAGAAACCTTCTGCTCCAGAGACTGCAATGCTGACGACGACGCCTTTGTGGCCACGTCTGAGTTCGTCGCTGATAAATCGCCGCGGAGTTTCGTTATCAGCGCAGCCTGGGCCGCAATATCCCCCTCATCGTTACTCACCCGCTGCGTCAGGCCGCTCAGGGCATCTGATGTTGCGGTGAGCTGGCTTTGCACATCATCAGCAGCCGGCGACCAGTCAGTCCCCCTGTTCCCCCTCTCGAGCTGAATGCGGACGATGTTGCAACCGGTTTGTTGCGTAGTGTCCTCGAAAATCATCGTGACGGCGCTGTTAGTTAGCGCCATCACCGAATACGCCGGCGCTCTCATCGTTCCGGTCCAGCGATACACCGTCGCTGATTCCTGAGTAATCACGCCGCTGTAGGCAAACAGGCGCAACGACCAGTTATCACCGCCGGGCCTTTTTCCCAGGGCAACGGACGTGAACGGTTTTGTAGTACCAAAATTCGGCTCCAGCTCCGTGAACCACAGGGAGTACGTAAAGTCCGTATCCTGGCTGAGGGTCAGGGAACGCAGATCCTTAATCGCCGTCAGCCCCCACTGTTCGTAACGGCTGGCCGGCGATTTTTTGGCGACGGGCGCTGCGCTTCTGTCCGTGTTCAGCAGAAGGTTAGCGCCGCCCACGCTCAGGCCGTCAAAGCTGCCCTGCAGTTGAGTCAGGGCCTGTCCCTGGGATGTCAGGGTATCACCCTGCTTCGTTACCTCCTGCGACAGCTGCTGAACGCTGTCGGCACTGGCTTTTGTCCCCACGTCTGCATTCACCGTCTCCAGGTCATTGCGCAGCTGGGTCAGCGCACTACCCTGTGACGATATGTTGTCGCCCTGCTGGGTCACCTGCGCCTGCAGCGCCTGCATTACTGACGCATCCGCCTTCGTGGCAACTCCGGTCCGCTTCGTGACAATAACGTTACGAATCATCACCCTAGCGCTGGATGGCGCGACAGAGCCAACGCCAATGCGGAAATAAATATATTTCGCGGTATACGCTACCGGGATCGTAAATTCCTGATTAAACGACGACCAGTCTGTTGTCAGACGCTGCATAAACCCAGTCGCATTCATTCCGTCTATCCAGCCTACGGGATTACCAAGATCCGAAATGAACCCCATCGTGTCCTGGCCGCCGCCTGTATAGCCGTCTGTGCCACGCATTTCGAGTGAAAGCGTAATTTTTTCACCGGGCTCGACAGGAATTGGTGTCACGTTAGCAGTACGGATTGATGCCGTCGTTGAAATCAGAGCTTTTTCACTACTCCATTTAAACCCGGATCCATTACCTGAATTAACCCAGCCGGCAGTCGACGTTGAAAACGTACCGTTATAAATTTCGCTGCCTGAGATTTGCGACGCGCCGAGGGTTGTCAACTGGTCTGACTGAGAGGTAATACTGTTCTCTGTAGCTGTTACACGCTGTGTCAGAGACTGCAGCGCGCTCGAGTCAGCCTTGGTATTTATCTTCCCGTTCAGCGTAGAGACAGCGGCATTAAGCTCACCCTGCAGCGATGTGATTGCCTGCCCCTGAGATGAAAGCGTTTTCCCATTCTGAGTAACAACGTTCTGTAGTTGCTGCAGCGCGCTGGCATCCGCCTTCTGCGCTACATCATTTCGAACCTTACCCAGCTCCTGCTGAGTATTACCCAGCGATGTGCTGATTTGCGTTAACGTCCCTGCCTGACTGGTTTGCTCATCCGTCAGCGTATCGAGCCGCTGACTCACCTCAGATTTATTCGCGTTAAAATCCGTTTGAAGCGCGGTTACATCAGAGGCAATGGCCTTTTCAGCAGTAATGCGGACTTTGCGCTCATTAAATATCAGACCGCTAGTCAGGAGGTTCGGATCTGCACTGGTACTGCTTCCTCTCAGCTGTACTGCCAGCAAATTTCGGGATGCTGCTTCGGCTGAGTCTGCGGCCGTCATTGCAGAGCGCAGATCCTGAATCTGTGCCTGCGATGCACCTGGTGATGGGCGACCTACTGCCAGCCAGTCGATCGCAAAATAGTTAGATGCATTCTGGTTTTTTGAGAAATCAAATCTCAACCGGCGGATAACATCTGATGCCTGCCAGGGAATGTCAGCGATCGAGATAACGCTGATACCAGTATCAGGGTCAAACGCAGGCTCCGGAATAGCCAATCGGCGGCTATCCTGCCACCCCTGCTCTCCGGCGCCAATCCAGTATACGTAACCTGACCAGGTGGGGCTCCCGACACGCTTCATCCGCAGGCGAAGGTATTTATACGAATCCCCATTGATGGCCAGCGGGTTGGGTGACCGCATCGTCGATGTCGAACCCGCCGGTAATATCCAGCCATCGTCAGTTACCGACAAAAGGGTATTGTTGGCATCATCCTGTGCCCACCCTTCCGGACCACTGTCGTAATACCAGATTTTCAGGCTATCGAATTGCTCTCCAGTCCCGGCGCTGATCGACGCGATCTGCTGCGCCAGGCTATCAAAGCCATCCTGCATTGTGGTATTCGACGAGCTGATCTGAGCCTCAACCTCGTTTCTCGCAGCTAATAAATCAGCGGCGGCCTGGGCGGCTACCTGGCTCGTATTATCACGAGCATCTGCTGCGGTCTGAGCTACATCCTTCGCGCGTTTTTCAGCTTCCGCAGTCACTGCTGCTTTGCGGTCAGCGATCTCTTTAACGATGGTATTGGTATTTTTTGTGATGCTGCCAGCCTGCTCAGCTAACTGCTCAGCTTGCTGCGCAACCCCTCTGGCGGCCTCATCCGCAATTGAACGCGCCGCATCAACGGCATCAGATATAGACTGTGAGACGTCTGCATTATCCTGAATGCCCTTATTCAGCTCACCCCAGGTATCCGTGTCACGAATAGCGTCGTCCAGATTTTTGTAATAATCATCCATGTTGTCGCTGGCCATACCGTAGACCCAGCCTGTCCAGGGTGATTTGTTCTCGAGTCGGTCGACAAGGCGGGCGCGATACCAGAACTGCTGTGCGAACTGCAGGCCCATCTGCTGATATCGGTTGCCAGGGTAGGCAACATCGGTCAGCGGCAACGCACCATTCCCCAGCCCATCAGGACTGTACTGCACTTCGGTCCGCTGAGTGTCTCCCGAATTAGCCGGGAAACCCCAGGAGATTTCAATGCCGGCCGTGAGCGACGTGGTGGCTAGCCCCACCGGCACCAGCGGTTCGCCGATTTTTCCCGTCAGCGTCTTCTCTTCAGAGTACGCCCATCCGCTGGACACTTCTGCAGCGTTGATTGCCCGGACGCGCACCAGATAGCGACCGGCATAAATACCGCTGACCTCAAAGGAGGTGGTAGAACTGCGCGGAACGTTGACCCAGTTACCGTCGTTACGGCGCCACTGAGCCTCATACGAGATGGCATTTTTAACGGCAGCCCAACTGGCCTGCATGGTTTCAACGCTGAGGCTTTGGTTTACTACTGAATATGACGTGATGGACACGCCCTCCGGCGCAGCCTGATGACCCGGGGGAACTACGCTCACCGGTCGGTCGTCAATGATGGCGCCGGTATCGATACGGGCGAACTTATCCGGATCGTGGGCAGCCCCAGACACAGTAAATGTGCCGTCGCTGTTATCGGACACGCTAACCACACGATACTGCTGCAGATACAGCTCATCCCACTCAATAGCCCACACGGACTCCGTCTGAGGGGCTTCGCTGAATGGGGTGGTGATGGTTACCTGGCGGGCGCCGTTAAGGGACTGAATAGTCCTGCTCTGGGAGATTCCTGACGGCAGGTTAACCTGCAGGCGCGCACCGGGTTTTGCATCAACGTTGCGGTCAAAGGTAATGACTCGCCCACTGACAGCGCTGATGCGACCGCCGTTGGAACGACCTGCCAACATTTCATCTGCGACGGCGATGATGTAACCCGGCTGCGGGATATTACCATCGAGGCCAACGCCAAACGTAACGACACGGTCTTTATTATTGGTGAGGATACCCCAGCGGCCCTTCCTGTTCGCCTCCGACTGACGGGTACATCCGATGGCCGTCATTTCCAGCTGATTGAAGCCATAGCGCGCTACCAGTGGCTGCTCGAAAACAGGCTCCATGGCGTCAGAATAGGCGTTGTCCGGGTCTGACCATGACACCAGTGCAGTGGTGTAGCGAGTTTTTGCGGAGCTGCTGGAGTAGGTAAACTTACCGTCAATCACATTTGCCCGGGTATACGTGTAATCCACATCGCGAGGCATATCAGCCAGGGCAACAATCTGGTCACCTCCCCAGTAGACCATACCCCGAAAAATGGCCGCGAAATCACGTAGGACGGTATAAGCGTCATTGCGATCCTGCACGTAAACGTTACAGGTATAACGAGGCTCTACACCATCGCCTCCCTTTCCATCCGGGACCAGTTGGTCGCAATACTGAGCCACCTCGTAGAGCGTCCACTTGCTGATGTTTTCAGCGGTCAGGCGGTTACCCAGGCCAAATCGACCGCTCACCACCAGGTCATAAAAAATCCAGGCTGGGTTATCGGTCCACGCCCACTTGAATGCACCGGTCCAGACGCCAGAATATTCCCGGGTCTCCGGGTTATAGGTATCCGGCACACGGATGACGCGCATTCTCGGATCACAGGAAATTTGCGGGATCGAACCATTGAACTGGCTGGAATCGAACTCGATATACAGCAATGCGGTGTTCGGGTAGCGTAATTTTGCGTCGATGACCTCTGTGTAGCTTTCCAGAGTCATTTTATCGCCGACTTTAGCGCTATTAGCATCAGCAGTAATTTTGCGCAGACGTACAGTCCAGGTACTTCCCGCCTGAGGGAGTTCAATACGATGGCTACGCTCATAGCCCGACGTCGTTTTCCCGGTTACGGCCGTATCAACCACCGTCTGCCAGCTGCCACCATCAGTTTGCAGATCGATGGCATACTTCACCGTATTACCGACCAGGTCCCCGTCATCTTCCTGAGTAAACAGTGACGGCCATTTCAAACGTAGGCGGATCGCGGACAACTGAGTGTTCGTGAAGGTATGAGTCCAGGCCGTAGCGCTTTTTATTTCGGTACCTACGCCAATCTCATTCTCAGAACCCGGAATACCCTGGATATAAGTCTGCGCCTGCGTGCCTGGGCGAAACTCCCATGCCACACCACTGAAATTCTGGGAGCCGTCGGCATTTTGCAGCGGAGTGCCATCCAGATAAATATCCTTTGCCGTCAGGCCTCCAGCGAACTCTCCTTCACCCAGCGCCAACAGAATTTTAGCCTTTGCGACCGACTGCAGATCATCAGGTTGCTCAACTGGAGTGCGCGTCTTTGGTTTGCCGCCCTTGCGGCCTTTAATTACGGTTGCTGTTGACATATTACGCCCATAAAAAAGGCCACCCGGAGGTGGCCTGATGGAAAAGTTATTTATTACTGTTGGTCTTCAACATATATCCCGGCAGATATAATCGCGCCGCCTATACGACGCTTACCATATCCCAGCGGAACCGGATTCCCCTGAGCGGTAGTATTGGTCACGCTGCCAAAGGCGTAAGAGGCTTTATTGTCGCTATCCTGCTTAGAAGAGATACCGCTTGGTTGAGGTGAAAGCATTTGAATAACGCCACCAGCCATCATGCCAAACCCAGTCGTCATGAGCCCGGCGGCCAATGGCGATGCAGTGCCTCCTGACATATAAGTCATGATGGCACCGACAGTAATGAGTACTGCACCAGCGATGGTTTGCAATAACCCTGCCTTTTTACTCCCAATAATGACAGGAACTATTCTTATAACTTTACCAGAGGTGCTGCAGTCCAATTCATCTTTGCTTAAATTAATATCCCCTTTGAACACTGCAAAAGTTAAGCCTTTCTCCTCGCTTTTACTCATGAACTTTCTAAAACCATCTATTGTTGCCGCAAGAGATACGGCGGCATCGGAAACGCGGGAGATAAGCCTATTATGTTTACGCCCAAATTCCTTTCCAAGTTGCCCACTTAATATAATGGTTGTCATTACCTCTTGCATACACACCGCCAATTAAAAAAGCCGCATTGCGGCCTTGAAGATGAAATTAGAGCGAAATAGGTCTAATATCTAGGTTGCCACTTGGGTCAGCTGATAAACGGACGCCTTTATGTTGCCCAGGTTTTAATACCACCTCTCGCTCATTAATAAAATCGTCTGCAATGCAGAGCTTACCTTCACCTTTGAATCCCAACATCCACTCACCAGCTGGAAGTTTAAAGTCAGCTCTTTCGCTGGTACTTAAGCTAGCAGCGCGTTTTTTATTAATATAAAATCCATAATAGCACCCACCACCTAACAAACCGTGATCTCGAATAACAGTGAGAGTTGCACCATTATCAATCGGTTCTTGATAAGAATAAACCCGATCCTTTGGAGCTAACTTGGCCTTGGCCGGGTCCGTTGCTGATGTGGCACAGCCAGTTAAACTCAGTACAGAGAGTGCTATAATTAATGCTTTCATATTGCTATCCCTTTTTTGGTTCTTTCCTTGAAGATTAACACATCGAAATGTGCCGGACGATCTTCATCGTTCTTTCCTGCCAATAACCCCCATACGGCACGCGCTGGCTGAGGTGTCCGTAAAGGTGGTGCAGCAGCATGTTACCTTCCAGCAGGATCCCGGCGTGGTTCCACTTATTCGCCTGCACCTGCATGATGGCCATATCGCCTTGCTGCGGAGAGCCAGAGAACTCCCGGAATCCGCACTCATACCAGTGGTCCCGGTATAGGTTCTCAGGGTAGCTATCTTCCCACCAAGGATAGTCCAGGCGGAGATCGGGTAATTCAACGCCATGTGTCTGCCGAAAGTACGACATAATCAGTCCGTAACAGTCAGTGTGGCCCAGAACAAACGGTCGTTCCAGCAACGGCAGTTCCCCGCGAGGCTGAATAGTCCGGAGATCACCCTCCGGCCAGCTGATGATATGCCACGGCAGCAGAGTCGCATCGCACTGCGCCTTATCCAGCTCGCTCGGTTGCGTTGTTGCATCCGGGTGGCTGTGGACAATGGCAATAACAGTGCCCCAGTCCTCGGCGGCGGCGTAATCCTCCGGCGACAGGTGGAAATGTTCCTCCGGCACCGCAGCCAGATTGCGGCAGGGAAAATAACGTTCAACACGGCTTTTCTGACAAATGACTCCGCAACACTCCCGCGGATACTCCGCAGCTGCGTGAGCCATGATGGCATCAACTATTTTCTGGCGCATGTCAGCTCCTTATCAACGAGGTGCCCGGGAACCCACCGAAAGGCAGCTCGTTATTTTCACCAAAGCGCAGCTTACAGGCCCGCAGTGTACCGTTACAGATATCCTGAGCAGGATCATCGACGGGGGTATTATTTTTGTCGAAGTAGCGGCTGCCGGCATAATCACAGCCTTCACCAGAACGGTATTGGTTGCGGATACACCAGGTGCAGAGCGAATGAAGTTGCCGCGTAGGGATCATCAATCCCTGCAGATCCATCGGACTCGAGAGTGTAAATTCGACAACTTCATTCGACTCACTACTCTTCGCATCGATGTAAAAGACCTTCAGCTTCTCCTGCGTCGGATCGGCCGTTGGGTTTCCGGCCGGGAAGTTCTCAGCGTCCAGATACTGCGCCAGCGTGTCGTGGATAGACACCTTAGCCTGCAGCAAATCGTCATATGCCAGACAAAGCGCGGTAATAGAGCTGTCGAGGTTAGCGACCGACAACTTTGGCTGTGCGCCGCTGCCGCTCGTGGACGCCTCAATTCCCTCTATCTGACATGGCCACGCTGAATACTCCATTCCCTGCCACCAAATGGCCTTCGCCGGAAGCTTAGACTCATCCCCTCCTGCAGCGCTTATCTCTTCCGGCGTATGCGCGATATTATGAGCGTGAAAGCGCAGAACATCGTCAACGCCAAACGCCGTGCCATCAACTTCGTAGAGCCGTATTTCATTTCCTGGCTCCAGCTTTTGATAATCGCTATTTAAACTCATGGTGCAAATGCCTGTTCAAAGGTTGCGGATACGGTAATTACTTTTTTGCTGAGCGGTACTTTTTGCAGGGAGTTACCAGCCACTCGCCATAATGCCAGGTCACCAAATGGAGGCTTAAAAGAAAACGACTTTGTTTTATGCCTTCGCAGAAAAGCATAAATATCTAACGCTGTTTGCGGATCGCCAGAAAATGAAAATTCATAAATCAACGTCTCTTCATTAATTCCATTGCCGGAAACCTGCGAATAGCCGTCACCAAATTGAACCTTGCGGATATTATCAGTGCTTTTTGTTGCCGACTGGCTGGCGGCCTGAATTCGCCAACTGAATACTTCAATCGCCATATTATTACCTGTGATTATTTGCACTCCAGATAATGCCACCGGGGCGTAGCTCTCTCGCAATCCCATCGCGAACAGACCGATCAACTACCTGCTGATAGGCTTTTCCGACGGCATCAGAATTATCCTGCTGCTGATCTGCTCCCGCTTGTTGGGTAGTGACGCTGACAGGTGCGTAGACACTAATTGCGCCACCAGCCGACAAGCCAGCGGGGGCAGCACCGCCAACATATCCACCGGTGGCATAACCTTTCATCATCCGGTAGAGGTTGCTGATCCCGATTCGGCTGGTCGCCTCTTTGGTAAAAACAAACTCACCGCGGTGGACAACACCCGCAGGCTCATATTTACCGCCGTGGCCGGTATAGCCTCCACCGTCATACCCCGACACATATCCGCCTTCCCAGTGCAGGGGTAATGCCCCGGCTGCAGAGTTATATGCGCCGGAGGGCGTACTTCCACCACTTGACGCGCTGCCTGATACCCATCCCATGGCAGCCTGAAAGGTATAGGCCACAATCAACTGATTAATGACCTGGGCAATCATTTTCAGAATTGAGGATGTAAAGCTCTTGAAGCTGGCTTTGCCGGTCGTCGTCAGCTGGGTTAGCTGATCTGCCAGTCCGCTGAATGTGGACTGGGAAGCCTGCTTCATCGCGTCATAGACGTTAGTAGCCGAGTCCTGATATTCCGCCCATCCCTTTTTAACGCCACTCAGCCAGTCACCGCGCAGTTGATCCTCAGCATCGTAGTAGCTATTTGCAGCGTCAAGTTGCTGTCGATATCCGGCATCATCCAGCGAACCTCCGGCATTTTTCCAGCCTGCAGCCAGTTGGGCCTTTGCCAGCTGCCTCTGCCCCATACGGTCGCTGATAGTGGCACCGCCCTGCATTGCCTGCTGCTTTTCCGCCATCTGAGTGACGTACTTTTGAGCAGTATCCATGCGCTTATTTAGCTGTTCCTGGGCTACAATCTGGTCCCCTAACAAGGCCTTTTGGCGCGCCAGCTGCAGAACTTGCTCTTTACTCGACAGAAGAGACGCTTCCTGCTTCGTAAGTATCCGAGTGCGGGAGGCTTCTTCCAGAACCTGAAACTTTGCCTCAGTGGTCCAGAGGTCTTTCCGCTGCTGGCTGATTGTGTCGTTCAGCCCCTTATGTTGCTGCAAAATCCGCAGTTGAGCCTGAAGTGCTAGGAGTTCCGTCTGGGCTGAATCAAGCGCTTTGTCACCTGCGGATGTGTGCGTCTCGCTTTTTTTGCTCCGGTTTTTCTTAATTTCTGCAGCGGCCTTAGATACTGCATCCTGCTGTCCGGGCCCGACGGCCACACGCGCATCTCGGGCGCGCGCAACATACCCCATTTCTCCGGCGCGAATTCTGGCATCGCGCTCCGCGATCGACTTCTCCAACTCAGCATTCTGCTTTTTGTTGGCTTCGATAAACGCCTGGTTTTGCGCGATGGCGTCCTTACCAACGTTGCCCATCCCCGGTATTTTTTGGGCTGCCTGTTGAGCACTCAGCACAAATTCACGAATGGCAGTATCACCGCTGTTGAGTAACAGCTTTACTTGCTCAACGGTTCCGGCAACGACATCAGTGATCAGGTTTAGCGCGCCAATGGTGTGATCGCCCACCCAATGCCAGGCATCTGACGACCATTTTTTGATGTTGTCCCACATCTGCTCAAGAGGGGTGCTGGCCTCATCAATTTGCTGCATGCGATCACCCATGGTGTCCGCAAACAGCTTCATTCCCTCAGTAACAGCGACTTGCTTCCCCTTCGTGCGCTCCAGCTCGTCAATGTGTCGCAGCTGCGAGACGCTGAGAAAGTTGTACTGCGTGTTCAGTTCTGCCAGCGCCTTGACGGGATCCCGCGCAATCGAGCCAAACGCGGCCTCGATTTTGGAGGCGTCATCCCCCATGACCTGCGACCACTGCTGCGATGACTGGGCCACAAGGCGCAGCTGCTCCGTGCTGTATTTTCCGGTTTCAGCAATGCGAGCCAGCATCTCTGCCACTGATGACGTGCTGGAATTTGTGCTTTCCCCTATTTCGTCAGCCATTTTCCAGAGTTGGGCAGTGGTAGTTGCTGACGTGCCACCAGTGATTGTTATTGCACGAAACAGTGCCCTGTTTGCCTGCTCAGCTTGCCACGCCGCAACGGAAACAGCGGTCAATGCAGCGGCGAAACCGCCAACGATAACCCGCCCGGGAGTCAGAAAACGTAACAGGCCCTTTGCGTGTTCAGCATTCTCAGAAAGCGCGTTAGCATTCTCTGACAGTGATTCCTCGGACTCATCGGCTGAAGATTTAACACCCAGCAGCTCTTCTTTTATGATCTGGAAGAGATTCCCCACACCGCCAAACGAGTCGCTGATTTGCCCGCCCTGCTGGATGAGAACCATCCACAGCGGCATACCTCCGACAATGGATGTGGCAATATCCGTGAACTGAGCGGGCAACATCCGCATAGCCTGCCGATACTGGCCAGCGCTGAGCGCACCTTTTTTCCAGGCGTTTTCCTGCGCCTTTAGCTGAGCAATCAGAGGGGCCGCCTGTTCTGAGACGCCGAGCTGAGCGGCTTTCATATTCAGCAACTCAGTACGCGATAGCGTCTGAGCATCAACCTGAGATTTAAGCTGCTCAATAAAACGAGCGCGGGTCTGAGCGGTTTTTTCCTCAGCCCGCTGTAGATCTTTCTGTCTGGCCGTCGTCTGGGATATCAGCGCCAGATAGTCCTGCTGTGAAATGTTCCCCCTATCTCTCGCCAGTCGGAAACGCTCCTGAACAGATGACAGAGACGATGTTTCTCCGGTGAGCCTGGTGACGCCATCGATTTCGCGAAAAAACGACTCGGCGAGCGCATCCTGCTGGCGCGCCAGCGCGGCTGCCCGCGCTTCATTCTCTCTGAGCTGTTTATTCAGCCCCGTAACTCGCTGATAGGTTTCATCGGCGGACTGCCCGACGGCCTGAAACTGTACGCTCAATCCGGCCGCCGCTGCGGCCTGCCTGCTTTGACTTTCCGTAGCGGCAGCACTGCTCGCCGCAGATTTTGACAATGCTGCAGCCTGAGCATCTGCCACCTGACGCATGCGCGACTGGACCTTGTCCGTCTCATTAGCCAAGCCGCTGAACTGGTTTTTTATTCTGGCGACCTGCTCAGTGAATGTGGCGCTGTCAAGATCGAGATTAATGATCAGATCGCTAATCTGCTGGGCCATACCGGGTGCCTCCTGTAATACCCTCTGCGGCCAGCATCAAGGCATCGTCATCCTGTTCATTATCCGTTCCGGCCCCGGCTGACGGTGACAACAGGCTGAAATCGGCAGGGGTGATATCCGGATCCCGGTACAGGAAGGTAGAAATGGTGTAGAGCAGAGTTGAAAAGTGAGCATCGAGCTGCGCGTCCTGAAAAAAACGCTCCCGATAAAAAAGGTGCCAGTCCCCCATTTCGGAGGACGTCATGCCAGCCAGCATGGCGCGCCAGTCAGGCCTCCCAAACTCGCGCGCCAGCTTCAGGACAAATTCAAGCTCGCTGGCTAGGGCTTTTCCGCCGTAGCAGGCTCGCCATCCGCTGCGCCGACCTGTGCGGCATCGCCCTCCGGCTGCTGGTCTTCAGCGGCCGGCGCTATCATCCCCGATAGGGTCTTAACGGCAACTTCTGCCTGCCCAATTGCCTCAGCAGGCCATGAATTCATGACCTGAACGAACAGCTGATCTTCAGAGGGACCATTCGGGTCATTGTGCCAGAGCGAATACGAAATCAGCCGGGCGCCGTTGCGAATGCTCATGCCGATGAGCTGAGTCGTCATAGCGTGCTCGCTCAGTTCCTCATCGGTTGCCGCCAGCGTCTTTTCTTCTCCGGCCAGATATTCCAGATAATTGATGCGCTGCAGGGCCGACAGCTCGGAAAGCGTCGTAGAGTGGCCGTTAAACTCAAAGGGCTCTTTTTTCAGAAACATATTATTTATCCTCAAGACGCTGTTACAGTGAGTTTGCAGGTAGTCACGTAGCTGCCATCATTGCTCATGCCGATGATGTCAGCGGTACCCGCGGCCACGCCGGTAATGATCAGTGATTTACCGCTGACAGTTAGCGTTGCTTTACTACCATCGGAGGTTGCAGCACGGAATGACTGATCCGATGCGCTTGCTGGCGTGAAGCTGATATTAAGAGTTGTGGTGGCTCCGACGGCTACGCTGGCGGTAGCCTTATCCAGCTTAATGCCAGTTACGGCAATAGCGGGGCTGCCACTTTCTTCAGCAAGACCCGGTTTGCCGGTGTTGGTGATTTTCGCGGTGCGCGTGATCACCTCTTTGGCTGGAATGGCCTTGCCCAGGCTGCTGCACCAGCCCCGGAATACATCCACGGCACCGTTAGGGTATTTGATTTTGTAGGCACGTACGGAACCGTCGCTGAACCATGCCACCAGCGATTTCTGGCCCTCCTCGCCAGGCTTCCATGCTAGCGTCAACGAGGTATCACCTGCCGATTTGGCGCCCTGAGCCGTAGACGTCCAGTCGGCGTTTTCATCATCCAGATAGGTATCATCGTAGGACTCCGCCGTCATTTCGCCGGGTGTCAGCTCTTTAATTTTTGCCAGCCGCTGCCAGTCGGTATCAGACAGCGGGTTGCTATAAGGGTTGCCCGTGCCGGTATACAGCCAGAGCGTTGTGCCGGCGCCCTTTACGGGAGCCATAGGATTCGGTGTAGGCATTTTGTCCTCACATTTCGTAATTAATTGAATACTTCAGATCAGCAGAACTCCACAGCGCCAAGCTATCATCCCTCTGATATTCATAGCCCTGCGGGACCATCACAGTAATAAGGTTGCTTAGTGCCGGAATATCCGATATTGCGGGGTAGATGCGTGTTTCCACCCACTTATCCAGCTCAGAGTCAGGTACCTGAGCAGGCAAAAATATTTCTATATGAAGCGTTGCCTGCCAGGTATCGCTGTCCAACTCCTCTCCGGTGTATTCCGCATCAGATAAGTAAACTGCGATGGCCGGAAAATCCTCTTCCTCAATAACAGCAGGACGCCCATCGAAATAAATAACGCTATTCCCTACAGCGCCTTCCAGCGCATCGATAACAGCAGAGCGTATTTCGGTATGTTTCATCGCTTTAAATACAACCTCAGTTGCTGCCGCAGCGCGGCAGTGAGTTGTTTCGGCATGTCTTCTTCCAGCATGCGCTGCTTCTCCTGTTCAAAAGCCGCTGTTAACGGTTCGACCAGGGGAACCTTCACAACATCGATGGGGTAACGACTTTTGCCATTGACTCGCCGCATTATTTGCCAGCGGCCGTTGGCTAATTGCTGCAGGAACGCGTCTCTGAAAAGATATTTTCCGACCTTCAGAACGCTGCCCTTCTTCAAGAGCCTCCCTTTCTTTCTTGTTAGCCTGACCTGTACCGCCCCCAGTTTCTTGGCGGGCAGATTTCCGCGGTTCACCCGGATGCGGCATTTTTTCCCGGAGGTCGACGCCTTGCTGAGCCTGACGCGCTGCCTGATGATTCGAACGGGTAACCCTTTGACCCGGTTATCACCTGCAACAGCTTCGCGGGCTACCACCCGGACAGCGCGCGATACTGCTGATGCCGCAACCCTGTTAATAGCCCAGACGCTGGCATTGGGAACCATATTGCGATCGAGGGTGTTCAGGTTATCGATCACCCGCTCCAGACCTTTAATACCCATAAAACCTCCTACCGGCGGCGGGTACTGGCTGGCGGCTCGCCACGCCCGAGCCATACGTAGCAGGAGCCGCAGTCATCCTGGGTTATTCGCTCCACCCAGAATGGTTCATTTGCGATCGTGATCATGTCCATGCGTCGCAGATTTCTGATGCTGGACGTTTCAACGAATAAAGAGGGGCTGGCGCCCTCTATCCGCACGCCGCCGTCGGCATAACCAATATTCTCCGGATCGTCGAAGACACCCGTCACTACCGTGCCAGCCAGCAAACCCGATTTAATATGCGCCTCAGCCCCCATCACGCTGCGGATAGTGCGATCTGCCCGGGAAATAGCCGCATCAAAAATGTTGTCGAGTTCAGCCACAGCGCCTCCCGTTACAGGCGAAGGGCTAGCTTACGCGTGAAAAGCTCCCGGGCGTCTGCCGGTGAAACCCGAACAACGACGCCGGGTTCAACCAGTGAAATCGGCTCATCACGGAGTTCATGCAAGGCTTCAACATGAAGAGAGAAAAGGGCCTTAATCCTGATCATGCTGCCCTGAACACCGCCTTTCGGCACTGAGCCGGTGGCCAGCGCGGTAGTTTCGCCACCATCCTGCTCATCATCACCAGCATCAGATTCGCCGTCGCCTTCATCCCCAATTTCTTCCTCCAGCTCAGCAACTCGCATCGCCAGCTCTTCTTTGGAGCCCGTCAGATTGACATCACGATCCAGCTGCTCCCCCAGCGCTTTCAGCCGCGCAATCATTTCTTCTTTGGTCATAAAATAATTTCCTCTCAGAAAGAAAAACGGCCCTGCGGGCCGTGGTAGAGATTACGCCAGTTTGACCGTGACAAACTGGTCCGGGTCAGCGAGAAGCATCAGCGGGGCCGACTGGATCATGGTGAACTCTCGGGCAGGATCACCCGTTTGCACCCAGTTTTTGGGGTAACGGGTCGACGCATTAATACCTTCGCGCTGGGCATCCACATCCTGAATACAGCCGTAGGTGCGAAGACCTCGGGCCTGGGTGTTGCCCAGCACCATGGTCAGATCAGGCATGTAATTCTTTTTCGCACCAGCCTCAACGTACTGGCCCGAATAAACTACGATGGCCACGTCGCCATACATGCCTTTGTAAGAAACGGCCTCACCCAGATCTTTCAATGCCGTTTCCAGCTCGGAGTTAGAGCCGCGGCGCGTATCCAGCTTCTCTTTTACCGCCTTAAACGAACGGAATAACGCCCAGCCCTTAGCATCAAAAACGATAATGTTGACCACGCCGCTGGCATTGATCGAATAGGCTTCAATGTCATCGGTTGGGTCATACGTTTCCTTGTCACGGCTCGACCAACCGGCAGCCCCCGCCTGAATGATGTTGTTGCCGGCGCTGCGGCCCATATCCACTTCTACAGGCTCGAAGGCTTCGCCGGTCATCGTGTACTTCCCGTTGAGAACCGCTGAGACCGCCTGCATTTCTTCAACCTGGGCGATCGCCAGCTCTTCATCTTTCATGTTCTGAAGGATGATGCGGCGGCGGCGGTAAGCGGGATCGGCAAGTTTCTGCGGATCTTCATCTGGCAGCCGGCGCAGGGTCATCTGCGGATTGACCTCATGCTTAGGTTTGACGTAACCCGGGGTAAATTCGGAAGTTGCACCGCCGCGGCTGCGGATGACCTTGCCGGAGACAATAGGCGAGACATAAAGCGCCATATTGACCAGCCCGGGGATCTGGGACAGGTAAACCTTCTCAGTGGTGAAAGGGTAGCTCTCGCGAAAGAAGATCCGCAGAAACAGCGGGTCAAACTTGAACTTCTTCTCATTAACCGCCAGCAGCTGAGCAGTGGTGTAAATTGACATAGATTTTTCCCGTAAAAAAAAAGCCGCTGCAGCGGCTCGGATGAAAGGTTGTGGATTTACTTTAAAGTCAGGGCCGGGTTAAACGATGCTGATGGCCGTTCCGGAAAACGCATTGCGCTTAATGCCTTCGTCGGTGACGGCCTCCGGCCAGGCAACATCTTCGACGCGAAAGGAACCGGACTTGAAGAACGTAAGTTCCTGACTGTTCTGGTCGGCACTGATGGCCAGAATGCCGCTCGCGGCGCCAGCATGTTCGCCATCCCAGGCCACCAGCTTGCCTGACGTGGCATCGAGCATCAGCGGCGTCATCGCTGGTGTTGCTGACGCCAGAGCGCCGGCGCCGTATGCGGTATGCGCCGGGTCGCTATTACCCAGCGGTTGATGGTGAGTGAAAGTTTCTACGTTAGCCATTTGAGCCTCTTAAACCGGAGTGTTCAACAGATCGTCGGCTTCATCAGACGACGGAGTATTAGCGGACAGCGCGCCAGGCGCAGATTCCATCTGCCTGTCCAGCGCCGTTTCGCTACGCGCCTGGGCACTTTGAGGAGCTGCTGCAAGGATGCGCTGAGCAGTTTCAACGGTCATCCCGGGCGTTTCGGCCAGCGCGCGTGCCTGGGCCTCACGCCCCTGGGCCTCCTCACAATTGAGGATCCCCATAATTCGGCCGTTCTCTGCCGCCACCGCAGCGTTAATCTGCTCAGCAACGTCGGGCGCCTGCTGCGCAAGAGGCGCGGAGGGTTGTGTGGCAACAATCTCGTTGTGAGCCGGAGAGGAATCACTGGCGGCTGCAACGGGCGTGTTCACTGCTGCAGATGCAGTAGCTGTTTTCATATTTACTCCTGTGAATATTTTACGATGGGTATCAAGAGCCTCACGCATCACTGCGAGTGCGTCAGTATTGTTTACGAGTTCGTCTGCCAGACCACTGTCTACAGACTCCTGACCAGAGAAAACGGCCGCTTCAGTCTCTAGCACCGCCTGAACGGACATCCCGGTGTAACCCGCGACTTTTTCAGCAAACATCTGCCGGGTAGCGTCGATACGCGCCTGGAATGCCACGCGTACATCCTTCGGCAATTTCTCGTAAGGGTTGCCATCAACCTTGTGCTCACCGCTATAAATCAGCGTGACTTCCACACCTTGCGATTTCAGAACCTGCCCATAGTTGCTGTGCGCCATCATGACGCCAATGGAGCCTGTTCTTGCAGTTTGCGTTACCAGCCTGCGCGATGCGGCACTGGCAATGAGCTGCCCGGCGCTGCAGTTCATGTCATTCGCCAGCGCCCAGACGGGTTTGATGTCGCGAGCCCTGGCAATGATGTCAGCGCAGTCGAATGCACCGGCCACCATGCCACCGGGCGTATCCATATCCAGCAGAATGCCGTCGACCTCCGGATCACTGATGGCCTGCTGCAGGCGGGCAATAACCCCGTTGTATCCGGTCATACCGGAATAAGGCTGCAGTGAGCGGGTTTTACTGACCAGCGTGCCGGCGACCGGAAGCACAGCAATACCGTTTTCCACCTGGTAGCCTCGTACCGGACGCGGCCCCGCCTCATCATTACCGAACAGCATCAGCGGCTCCGCCATTTGCTCAGCATCCAGCGTGGCACCCGATACCGTGTCAGTCAGCCGGGTGATGCCAAGCTGCCCGGCCAACGCGCAAAAGAAAACCCGCGCGTAGGCGGGTTCCAGTAGCAGTGGTTCGTTAAATGCCATACTGGCAATGTGCGGGAGATTACGCAGCTCTGGCGTCATCGTTATCCTCCTGAGTTGATTTTTTCAGCCCTGACTCGAAGGCAGCGGCAGCCCATGCAGGTGGTGTGAGTCCGGCTTCACGCCGCTCCATGCTCTCCCGCACCTGCTGCGCGAAGATTTCCTGATAATCATCCCCTCGCTTGGCGCACTCCTTTTCATAAGTGCTCAGTCCGGCTTCGATCAGCATGACCGCTTCCTGCACCTCTTTCAGACCATCTATCGCCATTCGCCCGGCACCGATCCAGTCACAGTTCCCCCAGGCACTTTTTGCCTCCTGAAAGGAGAACCGCGCTTTAGAGGGGAGAGTGACAACCCGTCGGACTATCGCCTCCTCCAGCCAACAGAGAAACATCTGGCAGGCCTGACGGGAAGCCACCAGCTTCCGGCGGCCCATGAAATACGCCCAGGATTCATTGGCGCTGGCGCGCGCCGTGGAATAGCTCATCTGGGAGTAGTTTCGCGACAACTGCTCGTAGGAAACCCCGAGCCCTGCCGCGATGTAGCGCAGGAGGGATTGCTCGAAAGTCGAATACCCGTTGTCCGTATCCTGCGCAGACTGAAGATTAAGGGAATCACCCGGCATAAGGTGGGGAACTTTGGCCCCACCCAGACGCACCGGCGCCGCTGAGTAGTAAGAGGCTATTTCCCCTATCCATCCGGTCAGCTTGCCTATCTGCTCGTTATTATCGGACCCGAGAATAAAATCCATCGCAGTCTGAGTGTCCATCTCACTTTCAATGGTGGCCGCGTACATTGCTTTGACGATCGCGCTCTGCAGCTGCGTATTTTGCAGGGTATCGAGCATTTTCATCTGCTCCATCACGCTGTAAAACACGTTGGCCCCCCGGGTTTGCCCATCCTCTAATGGTTCAAACACATGAATAAATGACGGGCGCCCGCCTGGAAGTTCCCGCGGTATGTATGTCCAGGATTGAGGCATCCAGCCAGGATAACCGTCCTCGCTGACGTAATATCCCAGCGCAGCACCGGCATCATTCACCTTCACACCAGCCCGGCAATTGCGTGAGTCACCGATGTTACCGGGGTTGCTGACCCGTTTAGGGCTGACCATCTTGAACTGGGTCCGAAACAGTCGGGAGGTACTGGTGTCCCAGGTTGCCTGGACGCAAAGCTCACCATTAAAGGCGTGCATCGCCACGCCCTCCCTGATCATCATCGTGAAAGTGCGTTTTCGTTCAACATCTATACAGCAGCAGTCATCCTCTGCGAACTCTTTCCAGGCCGCCTCCACCTCGCGTGAGAATGCTCTGGCCTCCTCTTCACTAATGCCAAGAAAGCGCCAGCTCGGCCTGTGGCTCAACCGGAAGAAAGAGCCAACGATATGATCCTGATGAAGCTGAACGGCGTTGGCTGCATAGCCATTGTTTCTCACCAAATCATCAGCGCGGGCATTTCCCCGGGCATAGTTAGGCAACAGCGCAGCATCCGCGCTTTCGCTTGGTGGGTTCCACGCCCGCAGCTGCCCGCCGAAGCCGCCAGCACCGCCGTGATAACCGGCATACTCCCGCAGGCCAGTTTTACCATCGGGCCCCAACAATTCTGGTATTTTCATGCATAGAACCCCGCCGGTCCCCGGCGCCGCGAAATGGTTCCAACCTGAGACTCCAGGTCGGAGATGTATTTTTTCAGGTCGCTGACGGAAGTGGCGGTAAACTCCACCCGGCGACCATCTTTCTGCACTGTCGCTACGCGCTTACCCGTCATCAACTCATGTAACGCAGCGCGGGCAGCGTCGAGATCGGTCTGAGTCGCCATTATTCATCTCCTGCTAATTCCCTGGCGTAATCCGCCAGCGTCTTGTTATTTTTTCGGGTGACCTCCTCCTCCAGCAGGCTTGCCAGAAGAGACTCAAGATTCAGCTGCCAGCGAGAGATGCTGATCCGCAGCGCCGCCAGGGCATAAACGAAACAGTCGAGCGCCTCATTGCGCCGCTTTTTACTGTCCCAGACGATTTTCCGCTTACCATCAGTCCACTTTTCCACCTGCTCTTCAGCGGTTAGCTGCTGAGCCTCTGCCAGATCGTAAACCTCAGGGTTGTTGGGAAAATGCACCGCGCCGGGCAAAGGTTCGTCCCCCTCGGCGACCAGTGAAAATCGGTTGTAAATCTGCTCTTTCGCGGTATCAGTACCCACTTCAGTCAGATAAACACCGTTCTTATTACGCTTACGCGGCATGTTTGCCACCGGCTTACCGTAAATGGATGCCCCCTTAATCGGGATCACGCGGAACAGCCCGTGCTTTTTTGAGCGGTTGTAAACGATGGTGGGATCAATACCGCCGATATCCCAGCAAATGCGGGAAACGGACATTTCAGCGCCATTCCGGCGGGCGTAAACCTTATTTAAAGCCTGATCAACCCTGAGCAGAGTCTCTTCGTCGTCATGACGGCCCATGATGATCTGCCTGTCTATCAGCCAGCTTTCCTCACCGGGTCCCCAGCCCCAAACGCGCATTTCATAGCGGTCAAGCTGGGAGTCAATTCCGGCAGTGAGGTAGGCGACACGCTCAGGGACCGCAGCGGAGAAATGCTCTTTACGCTCCGCCATCACTTCAGCGTCGGGCCGTTCACCCAGCTTAGGCTCCCAGGTTTCCCCGAGCGTAGTATTAACGAAGGTCTTACGCTTCCCGGTGTCCCCTTTGGTTTTAAGCCAATCTTTTACGATCTGCACCCAGGTGGTGAAGGGGCTATACGCAGTCCAGACATGGAACGTGACGCTTTCAGGCGGGTCTATTTCCGCCCCGGTCGATGAATACCAGTCCAGACCATCGCGGGTCCAGATCCCGGTTTTCTCGCAGATGTACCTTGCTTCGCTGAAATCAAGTTCCTGCTGTCTGATCACACAACCGTTATGCTCACAGAGATAAAAAACACTGTCCGGGTCGTCAGGCTGCCACTTAAGGCCAAACGGCGTTTCTTTATCTCCAAACTTCAGATACTGCTCTTCACCGCAGTGCGGGCAACGAACGTGAAAACGCATAAAGTGTGGGGATTCACTCGCTGCCCGCTCAATCTGGCAGGTTCCTTTTACCTTCGGCGTTGATCCGCGAATCGACTTGGGCCAGACAGAGCCTTCAATACGTTTATCACCGAGAAAGGTTGGAGACCCTTCCTTTTCGATGTCCGCATCAAACGCGGCCAGCTCATCATAACCGGCGACATCTACTGACTTTTCACGGTAGTTTTTTGCCGCCTTACCGCCCAGACACCAGAATCCGCGACCGTTAGAAAAGCGCTTCATGCTGAGAGTGTTATCTCGATGCTTTTTGCCGTACCAGGGAGCCAACGAGAGCAGTGAGGGAACATCCCTGATTGTCGGCTCGACGTGCGACTTCATGAAGTTTTCCGCATCACCATCTGTTGGTAGCCAAATCAGGGAGTTCCTCTGCTTATGCTCTATGAAATAGGCATACACACCGAGCAGCATTTTGGAGTAGCCCACGCGGGCCGACTTAACGACATTTACCTCGCGGATATAGTCGCTGCCCATGGCATTCATGATCGCGCGCTGAAAAGGCAGCGTTTCCCACCTCCCCTCCTGATAGGCCGATTCTTTTGGAAGGTAATAAAATTTATCGGCCCACTCGACGGGTGTCATAGGTAAGGGTCGCCGCAGAACCAGGAGCCCGTCTGACACCGCCCTGATCAGGTTACTCATCTGCGCTTCGGTAATATTCATCAGCAAACTCCGGCATTTTTTCTGCCGACTCAACGCACTTATTGGCACCCTTAGCCACCAGCTCTTTGAGGTACATGAGCTGTCTGTCATTAAAATCGGGAAACCGCCGCTGCATTGACAGTGGGATGCTATCGAGAACCGATGCCAGCTCACCGGCGAGGCGGGATAGCGCGAAAATGCAAAATTCAGTGTTTATTACCCGGTGATCGGCAATCTGATTTTTAAATCGCTGTGCAATTGCCTGCTCCTCGGTTAATTCAACCCGCGCCTGCAACAGCTTTTTTTCAAGATCATCACCGTCATCAGTTGATTTATGACTTTGCAGCTGCCGCTCACGATCTATCTTCAGGACGGCTTTAACATCATAAAAAACCTCCCTGCCTCTGCGCTCAACCGGAGGTACGCCCCATTTGTCAAAAGCCTGGACGGAGATACCAATAGAGGAGGCCATATCACCTTTATTGAGTAAGTGGGCCACCCTGCTTCCCTCCTCAGCAAAAGTCAGCGGCTACGCAAGTCTTATGTAAATTTGTGTAAGCAAACACCCAAACTGGAGCCCTCGGACGGCAGGTTGTTATATCAAATCACAAAAACACCTTAAAAACAGCAGGTTACAAGCAACAAAACAACAACTAACCCCCTGAAAAATCTCGTGAATAGCGGAATCCTGCGCGGACGTCGCCCCGTAACGAGTCAGATCCCCGGAAAGGACCCGAGACGATAATAATTATCATTCGCTCTCTGCTCCGCCGTCAGCATTCAAAACGCTTTCGGGAATTCGGTTCTCAAGCGGTTCATTTTCAAACACCTTCAGTCCGTTGAACCCCAACCAGGTGGTGCCCTGACTGACGTTGCCTGCGATGAACTCCAGCACGTCATTCATCAGTTGCCCAACGACCGCCTGGGTGTTCTGACGCCAGTAGTTTTCTATGGCTACCAGCAGCGGGTCCGAGCCGTCTTTGATGCTCTGCTCGCCAACGACATAGGTCTTCACCTTTGCCTTATCAGTGACGCAGAGCAGCTGCGAGGTCTGCACAGCGGTGGCAGTAGGGCCATTAACCTGCACCGTGATAGCTGCAGTTTTGCTGCCGTCATCGTTGGTACTGGATGCATAGAACATTGAGATGGTCAGGTCATTACGATTGAACATTGCTGTTACTCCGGTTGCGGTTATGGCGATGACGGCGCGGCTTGCGAGGCGGCTGAACGGCGGGAGGCATTAACTCCCCCTCTTTCACCGCCGCCTCCTCTGTCACTGGCGGCATTGGCTCCGGCGCCGAGGGAAGCTCGGGGGATACTTCTTTCAGGCGCTCATGCTTTTCGCCGCCTTCCTCAACCTCGATCTTGAAAAATGGGTTGTGGTTCTTTTCGTGCCGGAAGTGCAGCGCAGAAAGTGGAAGATCCATATAGGACCTGCCATTGTGTTCAACAGCAACCAGTACACCATTTGCATATTCAATTTTGAGGTTATTCACTAATGCCTCCGCTTCTCGGGTTAAGGTAATTAAACGGTAAAATTTCCTGCAAAATATTCAGTATCCATCTACGCTTACTTTGTAGTGAGATTCAAAACGCATACTTTTTTCCTTTCCCCTGCAGGAAACTGTCAGGGGATTTTTTTATGGTCAGTTTCATTTCCTGAAATGATTGCCTATACTCAACAGGCAGATGCCTCAGGGCTGAGGCTAAAAGAAGCTAAGCCGCATTTCCCCCCTCTGGTTGGTGCGGACTTGGCAATCGGACCTGATAATTTCTCGCCCTGACGGCACTCCGTTCAGGGCTTTTTTTTGTATTACCTAAGCCCCTCAATGAAGGGGTTAGGTAATACCGGTGACCGTCAAGGTGGAAGACCTTGTCAATTTCAGAACAAATGACACAGTAAGCCCGCATGCAGCGTTATTTTCCGCTTCACACTCACGTATAAAGTTGTCATTTCTCAATGCTTTGTTCTGCTATCCGCTGCTGATCGATGTCCCTGATATCCGCTTTATCCCGGTTGCACTGCGCCAGCGCAGACAGCAGGCTGACGTTCAGGTCCAGGCTACTGCCCCACGTCATTGGCTCCGGTATCTCCGGCTGCGGCGTCTCACCTGTCAGGCTGGCCGGCAGCGGCACGTACGGCACCGGAACGTAAACTGTCCGCGTACTCCCGCAGCCGGTAAGCTGCGCCAGCAGGCACAGTCCGCCTAGCGCAATCATCATCCGCAACAGCAGCTTTGATGTCACGCGAGGCTCGCGATGACTCCAGTGCGATCTGTTCTTTAGCATGCTGATTGGCCTCGGTGATTATGCTCATGATGGTTACGGCGCGGATGACGTTGGCGGTTATGGCCTCGGAAGAGTCTGCGCGCTTCTCAGCGGCTTCCGCCCGCGTTTTCTCTTCCTGCCATTTGTCATGGTAATGGGAAGCTACCCAGAGAATCCCGGCGATAAAGGCCGCCAAGACAGCCAGGGCGATTAGTCGATAACGCAGGGTCACTCGCCTATCCCCCAGCAGGTCAGCGCGCTTTCCTGGTCCCGGCGGGAAACCTGCCCGTAGCAGTTATTTGACCGCACCCGACAGTCGCGGCCACCGTCCTTAATCCACCAGCGAATTGCCTCACAGGCGCCGCGGCGGTCGCCGGCGTTAATGCGCTGGTAGAAAGTTGAGGGGAAGCATTTTCCGGGCCCGATGTTGTACGGGCAGAATGAGGCGATGCCGACCTTTTGCGGCGGCGTCAACGGAACGTGGATGTTTTTATCCACCCACGCCAGCGCCTTATTGCGCTCGATAGCGTTCACCGCGTCGCATTTCTCCTGCGTCAGCTTCATACCCTGCACCACCGGGCGGCCATCGACGCGCGTTGCTCCGCGGCAAATCGTCCAGATGCCCTGGCTGCCATCGCGGTACGCGACAAGGCTGTTGCCCTCTTTCTCATTCAGGAACTGGTCCATCAGCACCGGCGCCGACGTGCCAGCAGCAATAAGTCCCAGCATCGCGGCGCTAAGTTTTGCTCTGGTCGATGCCATATCAGTTGTCCTGCGGTGGAGAGGTCACGTAGCCGCGGGCGAGAGCCTGCTCATAGGCTTTCGTCTGCCGGCGTTTGAAGTAGAGGTTGGTGAAATATGTCGCGATACCGAGAACCACGCCGCTGGCCAGCGCGATGAAGTTCCAATCTAGGCCGTGAAACCAGTCATACATACGTGCCAGTCCCGTGCAAATTAAGCCGCCTGACGTGCAGTACGTGGCAGCAGAAAAGATTTTGTCAGGCATTTTCATAGTCTCCACCTCGCATCGGGCGGGCTGAAAGTTAAAGGTGCATTCCATTATTTATAGAAAGGTTATAAGTGTTTACAATGCTAAAAGTGGGCCGCTCCTTCACCAAGCAGCAGAAATTAATTAACTTTATTGAATTTTGACCAATCCAGTTGTATTTTACATATGGTGTTTTTGGATGAGACTGCTTAGACAGTTGAGGGAAAACACCAGCTTTATAAAGTTCGCTGGTGATTTTGCCCGTAGTCAGGATTTCCCCCTACGGGCCTTTTTTTATCTATACTCAAATTGATTCATGGTGAGGTACAGGTGGCTATCTTTTTCTCTCCCCCGCTTATTCATCAATTGTAACCGATGAGCGTTTTCTGCATTCCCAATACTACAAATCTCTACTCAACCATCAGAGCCTCTCAAACGATTGACTCTTCACATTTATTTCAGGAGGTAATTTAATAAGCCACACCTAGTTGTTAAATTTTTTCCGACTGGTAATCAAGGTAAAGAGTAAATGATGATGAGTCTGAGATACCCATCAACACTATATTAATTGAAAAACTTAGCCACTCCAGTTTGAAATAGAAAAATTTACACATCAATTGCAGAATTTCACTTCAAGGATATTCATTTAAAGAATAAGCACTCAGCAAGCTAACAATAAGGTGCGATCATTTTGTCAGTTAAGTCCAGTGAGCTGTTCCTGAGAGCAGAGGGAGGAATGCCAAAATACCGCTGAAAGGATTTGCAAAAAGTGGAACTATCCGTAAACCCCACCTGCACAAGAATAGCGGTAATATTAAGCTCACCTTTCCGAATAAGCTCAGCTGCGACAGTCATTCTTCGCGCCCGAATATAGCCAGCAAGATTATATCCAGTGGAACTCTTGAATAAACGTTGCACATGCCAATATGAATACCCGGACCTCCTGGCAACTTCGCTTATGGACATCGAGCGTGTCAGGTCGGACTCAATCCACTGGACAAGGTCGCAGATAACCATGTCTGGAAAAGTAGAGTCAGTAGTCTCCAGCAACATCATAAACGCATACCATTTTTATTCCCTTTATGAATAAAGATAGCACAAAACTGAAGTGAGACTGATGTCTGCTTTTGAAGAGGCGCCACAACCAGCAAGCCACCCGAGGCTCTTTGGACAACATGAGGCGCTTTTGAATGAACGCTTCGGCCAATAAGGTAAAATTGCTTATAATCAACGTTCATTCAAAATGGTTCGCCACTAAAGATTTTAACTCAAGTACAGCTTCGAAGGCTGATGTTCCTTACCTAAGAGCTAGCTGCGGCATTTTTACAGTCTAGAGTAAGAACGGTGAAGAGGCAAACAGCGACTATTGCGTAAAAATAACCATGTTCAGCAAATGGTAATCCCTGTCAATGATGATTCTCGACGATATGACAGGGGTACTGATGCAATGCACCTCGCGAATACCCCTGTCGTATCGCCGGAAAGCAAAAACCCCGCGGTTGCAGGGTTCTCGTTATGTTCAAATTGTCGCTTTTGGTCGCTGCCGAGTGGCGCAGCTCTGCTAAGCATGCCCTAATTATCAGAAGTTTTAGCGCAAATTCAATATTAAAAACACAAATCAGCACTTTTTGTTCATTTTTATTTTTTCAGCTCATGTCTTGCAACTAAAAAAACTTTCGCCTGGAATAGTTCCAAGCACCATTTAACACGCCTTCTTGCCTCATCAGAGGACAGCCAAGGGGCCATTTGTTGCAGCTCTCGGCTAATGTCAGAGATTTTCTTACGCGTCGTGTAAAACCCAACTCCAACGACATAAACCGGGTCCGTCGTGTCGAATGACTCCAGCACGCACTGCTCGATGAAATCAGCATCATCATCATTAAGCGCACTGTCGATCAGATTAGTGGCAGGCTTCGGCCATAAAATAGAGTGCGCCCGACTCAGCGCCTGCTGCCCTCGATACCCTTCCTCCCGTGCCTGAGAAAGTGCAGCGGTAAAACGCTCAAGAGCCTTATCTGACCATGAGGCCCCTTTAATGCCTCGCCAGCAAGCATGACCTTTTGGTATTCGCGGGGCTGTCCCACCCCTGACATTATCGCCCCAGATCGTCAGCAAAGATTTAATCCATCCTGACTGAATACCTGTCAGTAACACTGATTTCCCCAGATAGCGCTTATGAGTTGCCTTCGCTACTTCATTAAGAGCTGCTACATGTTTGCGGCGTTGCTGCGGTGTCATTTTTTCTCCTTATTACGCGAGAACGCCAAGCGCAAAGGCTCGGTCCAGTACGTTCTTTAACATTTCGAGTTGCGAGCCATATTTACGCTCAAATTTAACCGGGTCATTGTGCAGTTCGTTGTGGTGACGGCGGCAGAGTGGGATAGCAAACGCATCGTGCGCCTTCATCCCCATGCCACCCTGCCCATGACCTATCAGGTGATGCGGATCATCTGCCGGCTGCCGACAACATTCGCATGCCTGCGATTTAACCCACGCCAGATAGTTTTGGTTTTCCCAGCGGATACGCTTGGGTTTTCGGAAAAATGATGCTGGCGGCTCTGAATCGACAGTAAGTGGTGTTATGGGCGCATCCAGCACAGGCTCCTGAAGAGCGGGATCAGGGGAATAGCTGTCGGTGTGCCGCTTCAGAATGCTGGTGGCCAGTTCTGTTGGAAGAATGTCACTTTCACGCCAGACTGAAGGGATTGGCTCATTGGCTAAGCGTAGCGCCTTCCGTGCCAGAGACTCGGTAATAGCCTCTGATGCTCCGTGAGTTAACGCCCACCAGCACAGCTCCGCAACAGATAGCACACGCTCCCGGCTATATCCCAGTTCGCGCAGAACTATTTCAATAATCCACTCGACTAAGTTTTCCCTGGCAATTCTGGCGAGAAGCTCAGTCGCCTGGTCGCGCAGCTTGTTGTCGCAATGCCAGCAAACACATATCGCGCCAGGCGGGTGCCGCATCGTGACCAGCTCATCGTGATGGTACTCAGAGTGTGGGTACTGACATTCGCGATGCCGATTTTCCAGCCAGTATTCAAGACCGGAAATGCCGCCAGCGACACGAATGACTCGCTCGTCAATAAAGAAACCGGCAATTTCAGGATCGTTTGCCAGCGGTTGGCGGGCGTCCGGAATTCGGCCCGGCGCCAAGGAAGCCATATTCTGGGGAACCGACTCAACCAGAATGCGTCCATGGGAAAACAGCGGCATCAGTTCACGCCCCGGCTTCAGAAGCACAATCCCCATGGTGCGGACGACCTCTGCCGTCAGTATTGCGCGCATCATGACCCCGCTGCAAAGGCTGAGATGGCGACGATGACCTGCCCGTTTGGAGTGATCGGGCCCCATTCGAGTAGCAGCCGTTTTATCTGGCTGTCATCCTGCCAGATTCCGGCCCGAGTCAGGGCGTCAAACAGCGCCTTGTTGAAGTTATCCAGGTCACGACGTCGGCGGTCAGGAGGATATAGGGTGACGATTACTGAAACCGGCCCCACCAGAGTATGTGGCCGCGGACGTAACTGCTCAAAGATGGCAGCACATGTTTCCGCCTGATAAGCGCGCCCCTTGGCACTCACCATGTGCCGGCCTTTCAACGGGCCTCTGCTTGGCGCGCGCCAGTAAGCGTTTACGCTTGGCGGAAATGGTAGTGATAGCGTCAGAGTTTCCATCATCACCCCCAGAACCTCTGCTCAAAACGGCGGTCCGGGCGCGGCGCCTGTTCTGACTCAGGCAAATATGCGCTCAGCGTCCAGTGAATGAAGTCGTTACTAAGCGATCGCTCTGTCTTAACGTTATTGTTGCGGTAACGTCTTTCGAGATCATCAATCTGCTCGGATGTAAGGTCGGTATGCTGAAACCAGGTTCGCTTCATGCATCACCCCGCGGGGATTTCGGCATGAATAAACCGCTGGCGCCGGACGGCGTCAGGAGTGTGGTGTTTTGTATGTGGTTTTGCGCCATGGTGTCTCTCCAGTGGCGCAGCAGGTATAGGGTGTTCAGGCCTATGACGGGATAATACCAGAGTTCTCAGCAACGCGGTAACCAGCCTTCTCCAGCATCTGCGTGAACAGGGTCGGCGTGCCAATAATCTCATCCTCGGCCAACGGCATAAACGACACCATACCGCCACGGCGATACATCAGCGCACGCTGGCATTCCGGAAATGAATGCAGTTTGGCAACGATAACCCCATCGTGGCATCTGATAACTGCGTAACCCTTTTTTGGTAAATCTTTTACTTCCACCCCGAGTCCCCTCTTATAAACCTGAAATTAAATCCACAGCTGATTAATAAAACCACTCATCTGCGCTTTCCCAGGTCTCCTGCAGGATCTCCTCGATGCGTTTTTTGTCCGCCTTTTCTCCTCCAACGATACTCAGGCCGTCAGAGCCGGCACGCCGAACCGTAAGCTTGCAATCAGCATAGCTTTTATCGATACGCTTCTTAAGCTCCAGCTCAAGCGCAGGCACAGCCCCATCCGGCAATTTTTTGGTGCGATCAATTGTGACCTCAACTTTCATAAATCCTCCCTCAAACATTCACTGTATAAATATACAGTATACCTGCAACCAGTAAGATTCAAGTTTTTTGAGGGCACGTTTTGTGAATACCATACTGCTGTTTATAAAGATGTTTTCGCTGTGAAACTAAAAACCCGCCGAGGCGGGCTTAGTTATGCTGCCAGTTCCTTTGCCCAACACATTTCAGGTAAATTCGCACGCACCAACACTTCGGCGAACGGCGGTGGCACCGCGTTGCCGCAGCGCGCGACCTGTTTGTCCTTAGCATACTTCACGCCCCGATAGTCCTGGTCGATGATGTACCAGTCCGGGAATCCCTGCGCCCTGTATAGCTCATGCGGCTGCAGCATGCGCATGCCGATATCAACGATGCGATACGTCACCCCGTCGATTTCCACCAGCCCGGTGCTGTCGGGGCCACAGTACTGCCGCAGGAACTTCAGCACCTGCTGCGCGCGCTAATGGTAACGCGCGGAAATCTGCAATCAGATCTGGTTCAATTACCAGACGGCGCCCGTCGCAGAGCGTATGCTGCTCTGCTCTAATGTCGCTAAATACTGCTCGCGGATCTTTTTTATCAAACCAGAACATCTTGGAGCCGCAGCACATGTCAAGAATCGTTTGCTCAACCATACCGCACCTCACGGAACCAGACGCAAACCGGGCCATCCTCAGTGTCGTGAATGGATGCAATGAACCATCCGTCACCGTGAGGAGTTTCTGGCTGCCATTTGGCAAATGTGCCGCTATCACTGTTGAAATATTCGTCGCGGGCTTCGTCATCGTCACTGCTATCGAGCCAGGTTATTTGGTGCTCGAGAGCGTTAGTAGCAAGCCACTCCCTAAATTCTGAAAGTGGTACACCCTCACGACCCCCACACAATTTATCGAGTGCGGGATGAGTCCAGAATCCGTATTCCGGGTCACGCTCTACTGGCAGTTCCGTTATAGCGCTCATTTGGATGCCTCCGCGCGTAACTGTTTTGCTGCGGAGATCAATGAATCATGTAGCTCAATAGCGCCAGCGGTTCGCATTCCAGCCAATTCATAACTGATGCCAAGCCTGTACATTACGCAATCTGTATCGAGATACTCTGAACTACTGCATAGCGCCGCAGTTATCGCGCTGGCACGGATCTCAGCAATCGCCGCATCGGTTACCGTAAAAGGGTTTTCGGCGTTAACATCACGGGAAACGTACATGTTTATTTCGGAGACGTAATCCAGCGGAATACCTGCAAACATGCCATCTTCGCCTTCTGAGTAATATTCGACGTGGTTCTCGCTGATGTCGGTTAGTAAACGCAGCATCTGAGCATTATCCGCCGCCAGCGCCGCCACCTGCTGCTTTAGCTCAGCACATTTACGCTCATACCCGTCAATCATCACAGCCCAGTTATGGTCGTTTTCAATGACCCGCCGGCGAAGAGCTGCTACAGTTTTTTCCAGTTCTTCGTATGTTGGTTTCATGCTTCCACCTTGATGCGGTTTTCCGCGATGCATTTCTGTTCGTCGATAATTTCCAAGGCCTCAGCCAGGGCGATTCCCTTAAGAGTTATCACGCCTTCATCGGTGATATTCGCAATAGCCATGAGCTCTACCAGCCGGCGGGCTTTCTTGACGCTAATTTCCGGAGCTACGACACGCTTGGTTACTTTCTTGGCGCCCATCGCCTTAGCGGCTGCCACATCCTTTTTGAGAACCTCTCCAGCCTTGTCGCCATGTTCCTTAACCCTATCGACAGCTACCGACACAGACACGTCACCGGATTTAACGACCTGCTGAACATCATGATTGGCTGTGCTGAGTGCCAGGAGCTTTTCAACGGTCGGCGCCGACTTTTGAACTAGTTTCGCTATTTCACTGATGGACAGGTTAAACGTTGTAGCCATTTCCTGGACAACAGCGGCCTGCTCAAGAGGGGAAAGCGGAAGCTGGTTATTACTGGTCATGATTCGAGCCAGGCGCTGCACATCGTTACCTACGAACGGCATTATATGGATGCGGTCTACCGGCTTTCCGGCATCACGGCACCTGGCGTAAGCGCGGCGCCTTCTGTGACCTTCAACAACCCAGACACCACCTTCATCGCGTGCAATACACTCCAGCGGAGGGACTGTGCCACCTTTGCTCAGATAGTTGAACAGATCATCGTCTGCTGCACGGGTGCGATCGTCATCCTCACGTTTATTGAAGCCCTCTTTAACGTGAATATCGTCAAGGCTAATGAACATCCCAGAATCGGGACGCTTGATAACTCCGGATTTAATCATTTGCTTGAATGAATTAGCCATGAGAAATATCTCCCGCCTTAATTAATAGGATTCCAATATGATTTTTTTGCTTATTCATTGTTTTGCACTCCCGAATATTTTGTGAACCTGATACCCCTGCCAGTTCTGGCGGCACTGCTCTGTGATACTGACTCGCTGGCGACTTGGCTTTTCTGTTGCTGGCTTAATCGGCTTGAGATTGATATCGCCGCGGCGCAGCCGGTAAACAGGGTGATAGAGCAGTCCAACGTTGGACACAACCCCGGCACGTACCAGGTGCTCCAGCAGGCGATTGGCTTTTTTGCTGTCGCAGCCCACCAGCGCGCGCACCTCTCGCGGCGTTATTTCTCCCCGCTCCCGCATCGCGGTCACGATTTTCCAGAGGTTTTTACTGGCCATGTTCACGCCCTCCTCGCCGCACGCCGGTAGCAAGCATCCCGGCGCAGGCACAAGCGCAACATCTCATTGGAGTTGCAGGCCATATTCATAGCACTGGTGTACTGTGTGGCCGCCCGACGCCAGAAACCTTTCATCTCAAGCTCCTGTGCCAGCGCCTCTACTGCCTGCAGCTTCTCAGGATCTTTTGGCTTTTCCAGCATGAAGGGCAGCACCACGTCCGGTATGTTGGCGCCTTCTGCTGCGGTGTAGACATACTGCGTGCCGTTGTGCTTGCGGGTAATAATGCCCTTGCGTGTCAGCGACCTGAGAAAGTTACAGGCCGTGCTGGCGGAAACATCCAGGGCTTCACAGATGTCGCGAATGACGCAGCCAGGCATGTGGCGTACAGCAATCGCCACCCGGTCTATTTGATTGATTTTTACTGTATTGGTCATTGGTCAAAACTCGTTAGTTGCTTAATCCAGCCGCTTTACGACGCTTGTACTCTTCCATCAAAATCTGCGCAGGCGTTGGCCCGGCAGGATGGTGTGGTGCAGCAAGCTGGCGGCGTATAGGTGGCACGCTGAAACCATTGCCTACGTGCTTGTTCCACTTAGTCAGTAATTTTTCTGCCAGTTTTTTTAGCTCCCCTTCAGTCATTTGGCGCTCGACGCCAGTCCTGCGCATCTCGATGCAGATGTGGTACAGCACCGGCTGCGACCACGGATATTTATCACTCCCGGAGTAGCGGTATGACTCATTGCGCCACTTCCGGTACGCGTCCATCACTCCTTCAGACGTCAGCCCGAACGGGTTAGCCCCGCTTTCGGATACCAGAGAGACAAACTCTGCCAGGTCTGGCGGCCAGGTATTTCCCATAGCGCAGCGCTCCATGCACTGCTGGCAAACCAGCTTGATCTCGCTATCAGTCATCGAACCGATCTGGGCTATCCACAGGGCCGAGGGCTCTGCGCCATTCTTCTGGGTCCAGCGGTTCGAGAACACCTCGCCCATCACCCTCCACAGCTGCCATGCCGTTTTCACCGCCATCAATCCCGTTTCTGCGACACCAGCTCTCGTAGGCTGCGTCGATCTGCTGAACAGCTCGGGATGCTGCTGGCTCTGGTCGAACTCCTGCATACGTCACTCCTCCGGTTTCAGGTTTCTTCTTCGCTCTTACGTGCACGATGTGCCGTGCAAATTTCTGCTCCCACTGGATTTGGGTAAAAACTTTCTGCTCGGCATTCCAGTAGGCGATGAACTCTGCCAGCTCAGTTGGCAGATAATCCGGCTCTGGCAAGTTAATCCCCCACTGCGCAGCGCGCTGCCGGAAATCCCCGGATGGCAGCCAGCCGTCAGCCATGCTGAATTTTCCGATCGGTTCGTTCAGCCCATCCAGGTACCGCGGAGCAACAGGCTCTGCTGGCGGAAATATTTGGCCCGCGTTTTCATTCGCGCCCGCGCTAAGAGAGGGTTTTAAGATCTGTTTACTGTTTACTGCTTTCTGGATACCTCTTGGCAAAGGACTAGGCTTATCCTTAGACAAAGGGCGAGACAAAGCGAAAGCCTTATCGAAAGCCAAACCCATAGCGGGTGAAACCCCATGCGACGCGGCTTTCAAGGATTCCAACGCCTCATATTTGAGGTCACATTCGGGCAGCAATTCGAACGCCCGCACCCACGATTTGATGACATTTACTGACGTTGGCGGGTTATGTTTGGCAGCGTTGGGCAGCCAAAAAACTCGGGCTTGGATGTCGGCTTTGACCATCCCAAGTGATTTGGCTTCTCCTAAGGCTAAGTCGAAGGCTTCGACTTCCCAGCCCAGCTCTTCGGCCAAAGCCGCGCGACCGGCCTTGAATAGCCCAGGAATAATCCCCGTGAACGGCCCTGTCAGCAGGTAAATAAATAAGCTCTGCCCGCCAGGCTGCAAAGGCGACAGAGCGCGAAATTTGGGGTCATCCCACATCGTGATCTTCACCTTACGGTAAGGCTCATTGCTTGCCTTACTCTTTGGCTTCGCCTTAGGCAAAGGAGTTGTCATGATTCACCCCTTGGCGCTGTTGTTTTATTGGTCATTGGTCAAAACTCGATTAAAAAATTTGTGGGGCAATCGCGCTAAGCGTTGCGAGCAGCGGCCCGGCAATATCTGATGGAAGCATTGCTGTTTTGGCTGAAATAGACTCCAGCAGCTCTTTAACCTGAACAGCTATTGGCAAACCCAGCAGAACGGCCTGGTGTGCTTCAACGTCCTCCTTCATCGAGGAGGCCACCAGCTCAGGGCTGGTCTTTTCGTCCTGGCGCCAGCCGTAGCGCTTGGCGATCGCCAGGGGCATCGCGGTAATAATCGCTTCAGACAACTGCATCACATAGCCGGTGTACTTCTCTGAGCCGCCCTCATTTCGAAGATAGCGGAAGAGATTCTGCTTATTGACGGTTATGCCGCGGCCGCCAACGGCAAGCCAGCGCTCAGCCACCAGCCGGGCGATGTCATCTTGCTGCGTTTTTCCTGGCAGAGTGCCCTCCCAGTCACGAACCGCGTCGAGCAGACGGCGGCATTTCATGCTATCCCGGCGCCGAGGTTGAAACTGATTTTGCGGTTTCAGCGCAACCCCGCGGCGCTGGTTATTATGTTCACATGTCAGCGATTGCATGGCTTAGTCTCCACAGGAAGTCCGTCAGTTGGGTTCGGATACAGATCGGGGCGGAGTTCATGAGGTGTAACTCCGGTTGCTTGAAAAACCGGCAGGACATGGCTTGATGGAATAAGCCCCTTGTGTCGTTTTTTCCAGTGGCTAATAGCCATGGGTGACAGCGAGATCTTTTTAGCTAATCGGCTTGCACCACCTGCCGCCAGAATAGCTTTTTCAAGTGCGTTCATAACTTGCTCCATAGGAAGACATGAAGCGATTAAACATTATGTTTATACCAATGTCAACTTTATGAATGCCAATTGCTTAAACATTTTGTTTAAACTCAAGTGATACCGTCTACCACTAAAACAAGCTCTGAAAATCATGAGACCAACTTCGCATCAAGCAGATAGCCCTCAAGTTCAGCGCCTTATTGAGCTAATGGATTTAAAAGGAGCAACCAAAGCCGACCTTGCCCGAGTAGCTGGCGTTAGCCCTCAATCTGTGAACAACTGGTTTACCCGGGGAGCGATTGGTAAAAACTCGGCGTTGAAAATTGCAGATGCCTATGGTGTTTCCGTGGCATGGATCTTGGGGGAAGAGGTTCACGAATCATCAGGACTCAGGGATAAAGAGCGCCGTATGCTTGAGCTTTTCAACCAGTTACCGGAAGCAGAGCAAGACAGAATGATTGATACTTTCGAACTGCGTTTAAAAGAAATCGATGATTACGTTGAAAAATATCTCCGTGGTAGATTTAAGAACAGTTAACCACCAACCTTTCCCACCAGATCAACCCGCCTCGTGCGGGTTTTTTTATGCCTGCTAAAGCCTTCAATAGTTGAAGTGTTCATCTGATATCGTAAAATCATTTTGTTGACACAAAAATAAACTTTGTGTTTAATTGATTATCGCAACACGTCATCAAGGCAGGAAGCCCACGCAGTAGCTGCCGGCGGCATACGAAGCACCGGATGAGATGGCAATGACAATGCGCAGCAGGTTTCAACGTTCAGGCAGCCTGCCTTTAATGGCAAAAAAGGAAATTCAACATGACAGACTTTGCACGCAATCCATCGAGATGCCAGGCAGTACGTCTGCCCATATTTTGGGCCGTCATTCGCCGCATCTGCTACTTCCTCGCCCAGAAAGGCGATCCGGCTGCCGACCAACAGCCAGCAGTTCATCAGTAATCGAGTTTTGAATAATGGCTGTTGCCAGCCCCATGCCCGGTGCACAGAGCATGATGATGGTAATACCGCCATCGTAACCAAACAGGAGACGAAGACCTGTTCTGGTTAAATTGGAAAATGTTCTTTTGCCCGTCAAGCGGCGGGCCTTTTTCCGGAGGTTTATATGGCAGCAAATGAACTGGCATTGCGATTCAGTAGCGCGCCAGCAGAGCAACTGATTGGCGTTCTCCCGGTGCTGGAGGTCAAAGAGGCACTGCGTGAAGAAGTCGAGGACGATGTGCTGAATGAAGTGTGGCAGGAGCATCAGTTCGAGATGGACGCTGTTGAAGAGCAGGCGGACGAAGCGAACCGACTTGCCAGCAAATTTGAACTTGTTGCAGAAGCATTTGGGACCGCTATCAAGCAGGCGGTACAGCTACTTCCTAACTGCGAAGTTAAAACCATCTTAAACGACGCGTTAGAGGATCATCCAGGCTACGGGCGCGACCCTCAATAACGCAAAAACCCGCCGAAGCGGGTTTGTACGCCGGTCAGCCGACCAAAGCTTTCCGGAATCGAGTTTTGAACAATGACCACTACCCGAGGGGAGCTATCAAAGTCCCGGGTATCTTACAACCTAAAGGAACCCGAACGCAATGAACACGTATGCGTATCTCATTAAAGCCAAAGCAAAAGCCGCCAATGCTAAAAGCTTCTTTTGCTGGTTCTCTGCAAAATCAGACTCCCGCGCTGACCGTCAGATTCTTGATATTCTGGAGGACGCTGAAATTGAAACCGGCCGCGGCGCCGACCACCAGCTGCCGATTCGTACTAACTGGTTTGTGGTAGACGACCTGCCAGAGGAAGGAGCTCTTGACGACACCTGGTGCGAACGCTACACCCTGGCTGACGATGGGGCCAGCTGGCAGAAGATTGCTGATGAACCCGAGTCTACGCCAGCACCAGAGCAGGAGCAGGAGCAGGAGCAGGAGCAGGAGCAGGAGCAGGAGCAGGAGCAGGAGCAGGAGCAGGAGCAGGAGCAGGAGCAGGAGCAGCCTATCCACTCCACACCATTGTCAACAGCTGATGAAAGCTTAACTTATAACCTGGCACTCCTCCCTTTCAGGGTGCAGTTATTGGCGCAGTTTCTCACAGAAGAGAAACATGCCTCCCATATCAGCTGGCCAACAAAATGCCAGATAGCCGATCTGGAGATGGATACCGATAACAACTATATCCAGAATCTGTTACTGGCGGCCGAGAACAATCCGAAGCTCAAAGACTATGACCTTCACGGTCTCTGGAAGGTTACCACTGCTGTGAAAAAGGTTTTCCCTGTTGATAAACGGCATGAGCTGGGAACACTGATCACGTTTATTAAGCTCTGGCTTGAGCATGACCATATCGACCGCGGCATTTTGGTTCGTGAATGGGCCAACGGGAACCGGATTTCCGCTGTGCAGCGTACCAACTCGGACGCAAACGCTGGAGGCGGCAACCAGACAGATCGTAATCCGGACCTGGTGCATACCTTCGACGTCCTCGACAAGGAAATTGCATTGGCAACCCTGCCAATGGATTTCAATATCTATGACCTGCCGGGCAGTATTTATCGGCGCGCAAAAGAGATTGTGCAGAAAAAAGAGAGTCCATTTAAGGAATGGTCTGTCGCACTGCGAGCGACTCCGGGGATCCTGGATTACTCGCGCGCGGCGATTTTTGCTCTAATCCGTAGTGCAGAGGAGCACTTAACACCTTTCCCAGATAGATTGCGTGGGTATATCTGCGCAAACCTGACCGAAACAGATCACGCAAACCCGACACCCGAAACGCTGGCGGCCGCACGGCACGTCCCGGAACTCGACGCAGCGGAAGAGGTAAATCGCCTACAGCCGGATGAACCAGCAGAAAATAACCAGCCCAAGTTAGCCAACGCGGGCGGCGGCATTTTCACAATTGAAGGGCTTGCAGCACCAGCACCAGCACCAGCACCAGCACCAGCACCAGCAGAAGTTACCACCGAAACTGAGGACGCGGACAATGTGCCGATGGAAGAAGCTATCAGCAATGAAGAACAAACTGGAGCTGTCCCGGCGTCGGGCGAAGCGGGAATGGTCGCGAATGAACGCGGTGCTGAGGATTGTGAAAAGGCAGATCCCGTAAATAATGATACCCGGATTCAAAATTCAGATGCGCTTTATACTCACCTCATGGTCGATCTGGAGACAATGGCATCAGGACCTGACGCCCCAATTGTATCGATTGGCGCGGTATTTTTTGATCCAGCCACTGGCCAGCTGGGACCGGACTTCTATAAGGCCGTGAGTCTTGAGTCTGCAATGGCATGGGGCGGTGTGCCAGAGGCCAGCACTATTATCTGGTGGCTCAAGCAGTCAGCAGAGGCCCGATCGGCTATGGCGATGGATGACGCTATTCCTCTTGATGACGCCCTGCTCCAGTTGAATGATTTTATTAGCGAGAATGCAGCTAATGGCCCTGCCAACATTCAGGTTTGGGGAAATGGTACCACTTTCGATAACGTTATCTTGCGCAGCTCTTACGACCGAACAGGTATCGACTGCCCATGGAGGTTCGTTAACGATCGCGATGTGCGTACCATCATCGAGCTCGGTAAATCCGTCGGATGTGAGCCGCGCTACAAAATCCAATTTGTTGGGGATGTGCATAATGCACTTGCCGACGCCCGGCACCAAGCCAAATACGTTTCAGTTATCTGGCAGCGACTAACCGCTACTTCAAACTGATTTTCCAATTTCAGCATTCTACCCACCAGCCAGTTATCTTTAACTGGCTGGCTATCGAGGTGATAGCCATGTACGAACTCACACTGTCACCTGCGGAAATTGCAGAAGTAACAGGTTATCGACGCTATACCGAGCAGCAGCGCCAACTGCGCTGCCATGGCATCCCGTTTACTACTGACGGTAGAAACAGGCCAATAGTGTTACGAAAAAACCTGGCACCGAATATCTCTGAATTACCAAAGGTTGACGAATATGTTGCAACAGAACCTGACTTCGACGCCATTTATGGGACGACCACGTAAAAATCCGAAGGATGCTCAACTGCCGCCTCGGGTAACAAAAAACAAATACAGCTATGTTTGGAAGCCAAAGGGAACTAAAAAAAGCATTACGCTGGGAAAAATACGTGAAACCAGCATGTCGAAACTTTGGGCTAATTATGAGAAAGAAAAATCGAAACATCATGACGTAATGACTTTCTCAAAATTGTGGGGAATGTTTCTCGACAGCCCAACGTTTACCGAACTGGCTGCTCGAACTCAAAAAGATTACGCCCAGCATCAGAAAAAACTACTCGCAGTATTTGGAAAAATGAGGGCTGATGAAATTAAGATTGAGCAGGTCAGAATTTTTATGGACAAGCGGGGGTTAGCCAGTAAGAACCAAGCCAATCAAGAGGTCTCAAGTATGTCGCGGGTTTTTGGTTGGGGATTTGAAAGAGGCTATGTGAAGGGGAATCCATGCCGGGGCATCAGGAAATTTACGCTTATAGATAGAGACGTATATATACCGGATGAAGACTACCTGGCTATTTATGAAATCGCCAGGCCAGAAGTGCAGGTAGCTATGGAGATCTCGTATCTGTGTGCAGCGCGAGAGGGGGATGTATTTGATTTGAAAATTCCAGATCTGCGCGCCGATGGAATTTTCATCGAGCAGAATAAAACGGGCAAGAAACAGATCAAGAAATGGACGCCTCGATTGCAGGCTGCTATCGCCTTAGCTCACCGGCATTTTGCGAATAAGTCAGCAGCGGGATACATAATCCCCTCACCTAGCGGTGGGCGGATGAACAAAAAAACGTTCAATACTTGGTGGAACAATGCGAAAAAGGCTGCTGCATTGAGTCTAGGGCGAGAAATCCCTGGCACTTTTCATGACATCAAGGCTAAAGCGATCTCAGATTATGATGGTAGTAGTAGAGATAAACAGCTATTTTCTGGACATAAAACTGAAGGGCAAGTATCCGCTTATGATAGGAAAGTCAAGATATCTCCAACTTTAGAATTTCCACTAGAGGTTCAACACAAATCAATTAAGTGAACGGAGCCATTCATCGATTTTTATTCGCTCTTTTTTTACATACTCAACAATAGTCATCCCCTTTGATGGGGGATGACTTTTTTGAAATGCTTCGTAAAGCATATTCATCGTATCTTGGGAAACACCTAAAATTTCCTGCACTCGAGTAGCTCGCACCGACAGATCCATTTGGTGGGCAGACTCGCAGTCCAATGTAACTTTTTCGGGATACAATGAAAGCCAAGAATTATCAAAAGAAATTCCTCTAGCTTCCAACAGGCTAATGTACTTATAAGCTTGATTCATTTTGGCAAAAACATTCATTTCGAAAAGCCGATAGGTCGATTTATCTTGTTTCCTCTTGCTTTGGATTTTAATGCCATGACTATATATTGCGGATGCCTGACCGTTTTGACATTTATTTATCCAAAAATCGATTGAAACATCAGCAATATCATTGACGATTTTAGCTAACGCATCAACGAGTGACTTAGTCTCGGAGCGGGTGGCAAGACGGGACGAATTACTATACGTAACTTTCCAGCCAACAAAGACAAGAACAATGCTTGTACAACTAAACATCCATGCATTTTGGGCTACTAACTGAAGTAGCCCAACAGGTTGATTAACCACTTAGCGTTTATCCTTATGCTCGCTCAGGTTCCGCATTGTCTATGAAGCGCTCAATTTGTTCCTTGTAGAAAGGCATCTCACTTTTGATGACAAGCCGGCTTTTTAAGCCTTGCTTAGTCAAACCTTCTTTCCGAACAAGCCCTCCGAATGCCTCTTCGAGGAATGAAGATCCTACGCCCAGAGCAATGCCGTTAAAATCAACAACAACCTCTTGCTCACCAGAACGTAACGCTGGCACCAAGAAATCTTTGCGGAATTTTTCAGCACTATAAGGACTGTCAGACATGAATCGACCAAAAGGTGTTTTCGAAAAGTCCTTAGCTATGACGATGTTAATCATCTTCTCCTCTCCTCGGAACCAATGCCCACTCAATCAAGGTCCCCGGTATGTTTTCTGAAAGCCATTCACAACGAGGCTTCCCATCAGTTGAATTATAGCGGTATCTGGCGTGTCCAGTTAGTACTAGTAGTGATTCGGACTCCGCACAACCAGACCCTATAGGCCTTTTTATATCCTCAGAACCATTGCCACGTCCAGCATTTAAATGCCTTGAATGTCCGGAGGATAGTGCCAGAGACACAGATGAAATCTCGCTTACTGGAAGATTGTCGAAAACTGTAGCAAACGAGTTGTGGATCCCTAAACCTAAGTCACAAATGATGAAAACTACTAAATTTTCTTCTTTGTTGTACCAAGAGCATTGCCACCATCTTTTCCCCCCCAAACTCTCAAGCTGGCTTTTGAATGAGTGGTGCTCGTATGCATGGTAGGACACGTTGAGTATCGCTTCGTTCAATGCCGAGCTCATTAAAGAGAAAGCATCAGCATTTAGTAGTGCAGTTTCTTGAATGGTAGATACAGTATTTAACCAGTGTTCAAAGGGCTCAACAGCCGACTGATAGTACCTTTTTTCTTTGGTTAGCATCTCCAGTTTTTTCTGTGTGTTAGCAACCAAAGCTGCAGAGAGCCCTGTCTGAACTATCCACTTATGCCCTTCTAAATTGTCTTCTTTTTTAGGGAATTTGAAACGGATCTGGCTCTGAACTTTTGCAATCAGCTGTGCTCGGTTCACTATAGCAAAAAGTAAAACAGTGGCTGATGCGCTAGCGTACTCAACCTTAGACAAGTCAATCGTCAACTCACTATCCCTCTTTAACACAACTACATCAATCATGTTAAGGAAGTTCAATGTTGCTGGCCGATCTTCATCCGAATACACACAAAGGCGCCTCGGGCAGACTAATATCGTCAT